CAAAAAAGAATTCGTAGTTTATCTAAAATTAATGATGTTAGTCCAGGTACTAGTTATAGAGGAAGTAGACACAAGGATTCTGAAAGAGATTCAGATGGTTTTAGTTTACATGTTAAAACTAGAGACAATCATACTAAATTTTCTCCTTCTACTACACTTCAAATAGATTTTAATAGTGATATTAAAGAAGTATTTTATCTTAATGCTTTAGGGGATAAAGTTATAGAAGATAGTTCAGGAACTTCTCATGATGTATTTAATCTTGCTGCAGATAATAAGATAGGAATCATGTCTCTTAAAAATAATAAGATAATAAGTCCTTCTAATTTACCTTATGCTTATTTGTACAGAGAAAATAAGAATCCTTATTCTAACTTTAGATTAGATCCTTACTATAAAGAAAGTAAAAATCCTCACTACTTTCCTAAGACTAATGTTGTTCCTCCTCAAACTTGTGAGATATTTAATGGAGATTCTTATATAAATCCTATTAGATATACTAATAGTATTTTTTATGAAAACAGAGTTAGATATAGAGTAGGACAAACTAGTGTTATGAACTATGTGGGTGCTTTTTTCTTAGCAGTAGCAGCAGTAGCAATATTATTTATTCCTGGAGTAGGGATAGCAGGTTCTATTGCTTTAGGTACTTTAGCTGCAGGTCTTGTAGGAGTAGCTACTTCTTTAGTTCTTTCAGGTATAGAACAAGATGCTTGGAATAAAGCTTATGATAGATTGTATAAAGAAGGACTTAGAGATACTATTTCTGATCATTATTTATTACATGATAGAGATACTGTATCTGGTTATGAAAGAGGTTTTTGGAAAAATCCTGAAGATGATGAAATACAATGGTTAGGAGATTGTGCTAACCTTTGGTTTGAGTCTTCAGTTAATATGGGATTAAGACATGGTTCTTCAGATGGTACACCTGATTTTTTAGGGGCTCCTGGAGATGGAGAACCTGGTACTAGATTAGTAGAGTGGGAATGGGAATTTTTTGGTACTTACTCTGTAGGTTCAGGTAGCAGTGATGTTCCTCCTACAAGTACTCTAGATAATCACATGGTTAGAAAATTAACTTATTTTGATATAGAGAGAAAGAGTTCAAAAGCATATATAGGTTTACCTGCTGCAGAAATGTATCTCTTAAATCCTGATTACACAAGAAGAAACAAACAAAAATCTTTCTTTCATTTAGGATTAGAATATGATTGTTGTACTGATTGTGTTGAAACCTTTCCTCACAGATGGCACTGGTCAGAACAAGCTTTTCAAGAAGAGCTTACTGATAACTTTAGAATGTTCTTACCTAATAACTACAAAGATTTAGAAGGAGAGACAGGAAGAATTACAGATATATTTAGAGTACAAAATAACCTTTATGTGCATACTGAAGAAGGATTGTGGTACTGTCCTCAAACTTTCCAAGAAAGAGTAACAGCTGATGTCATTTCCTTCATAGGTACAGGAGAATATTTCTCTATTCCTCCTAGAAAAATGGTTGATGATAACAACTCTTCTGCAGGTAATAAACATAAGTGGGCTAGAACCAAAACTAAGTTTGGAGTTTTATTTCCTTCTTATAAAGAAAAGAAATGGTATTTATTTAATGGAGAGCAATTACAACCTATATCTGATAAAGGAAACTATTCTTGGTTTCTTCAGAATATGGATTTTAAAATGTTAAACCAATACTATAATGCTAACTCTACAGAGTATCCATATAATAATAATCCTTCTAATCTTATTGGAATAGGTTATTTATCTACTTATGATACTGCTAAAGAAAGACTTATTATTACTAAAAAAGATTTTGAGATAACTAACTTACCTACTTCTGACTATGAACTTTGTAGTGATGGTACTACAGTAACTTTATTTAGTAATATAAGTCAAACTATAGGGGATAGAGAAAGTGATGGTTGGACTTATTTAGGTATAGAAAATTGTAGTTTAAAATTTATTAAGTCTCAAGAAGTTGAAACAACTATAACTAATTCTATAAATATTTGGCATCCTCCTGTAACTCAAATTATACCTCTTGATCCTGAATGTGAAAACATAGTATCAGTTGCTATTTCTTTTACTATAGATGACCCTGAAGAAACTCCTTCAACTTCTGTAACTGCAACTATAACAAACTGTCTTGGAGTAGAAAAAACAGCAACTAAAGATTTATCTTATGCTGTAGAAGGGGATACAGGAACAGTTCTTTTACTTATTAATAGTTGTGTTATCTTAGGAGAAGATTATTCTAATATTGATATTACAATTGCAGATCCTGGAGTAACAATAGGAGACTATGTAGTAACTGCAGCTACCACTAATAATTGTTATACTACTTCAATTACTCCTGGATATTGGACTAAAGGAATAGAAGAAGAAATTTTTATTTCTTATCAAGATGTAATAGAATATGAACAAGGAACAGAATTTGAACTTTCTCCTGAAAACTTTGTAAATCATAGTTGGACTATGAGTTACTCTCTTAAAAGACAAGAGTGGAGAAGTTGGCATCCTTATTTACCTGACTTCTACATGCATGTACAGAATAAGTTCTACTCTTGGAAGAATGGATTAAATCATTTATACAAACACAATGTAGAAGGAAGTTACCAAACTTTTTATGGTATTAGATATCCTTTTATTGTAGAGTTTGTAGATAATCCTAGTGCTATTATTAATAAAGTATGGGATAATGTTTTGTTTCAAAGTGAAGCTAAAGTATTTAATCCTGATGTACAAGACTATTATGATGTAAAAGATGTTACTTTTAATAAAGCAATTCTTTATAACACTCATCAGATAAGTGGACTATTAAACTTAGTTCCTAAAGCAAATGGAAATTCAAACTATTTATTAGACCAAACTAAGAACAGTCTTATTGGAGATACTCCTTTAGATAGAAATGAAAGAGATTGGACTTTTAATAGTTTTAGAGATTTAAGAGATGATTATACTGTACCTATGTTTATGAAAGAAGCAAGTCTTTTGCAGTCTAATTATTACATAGATAAGATCATTAATCCTGCTGCTATTGACTATAATAAAGACTGGACTCAACTAGAAAGTTTCAGAGATAAGTTCTTGGTTGTAAGGTTAATATTTGATACATTTGCTGATAAGAAGCTTATTTTTAATTTTTCAGCTCTTGATAAAAAAATATCTGAAAGATAAAGTTCCACCTTTAATAAGTTAAAGAAAGATGTTACAACCTAATAAAAAAAATAAGAAAGCTTCTGTAAATAAGAAGTACAGTAATGCTAAGAAAGGAGATTCTTTAGCTGAGGATGTTTTTGAAATCTTTGATCCTACAGGGATATCTTCTTATGATGATGTCTATAGAAGTTATAAAAAGAATGGACTACTTTCTTGGGAAACAGGATTAGAAGTTTTAGGAGCTCTTCCTATTATAGGTAAAGCAGGTAAAGGAATTAAGATTGCAAATACAACAAGTAAATACTTAAAAGCTTTAAGTAAAGTAAATAAAGTTACATCAAAAGCTGAAAAAGTTGTACCCAAAATTTTAAAGTACGGAAAAGAAGTTGGAAAAACAATTCAACAAGGAAGTAAAGCAGGAAAAGGCAATCCCGTAGCAGTAGCAAGTATGGGAATAGGAATGGGAGCAGAGGCTTTTCAAAAAGCTACTAAAGTAGTTGAAAAGGTTACTAAAAAAGGAGTTAAAGAAATTATAAAAAAGGCTCCTGCAAATAAAAGAGTTATCAATGAAACAGTATCAACTATAAATACAGTTAATACTTTAAGTGATGTAGCAGGAGCTGTAAACAGAAAAGAAACTCCTGTTGAATCAAAAAAACCTAAAGTAGTTTATTATAATACTAATCCTAAAAATGGAAAAGTAGAAAAACCTGGAGAGGAAGAAGGAGTACAATATGTACCTATATCTAATTCAGTTCAGTTAGAAAAATGGAAAGCTCAGAACAATGTGCCTGTTACTTCAGATTTAAAAACTAAAGTAGCTAGAGGAGTTTTAGGAACTGTGTTACCAGATCAGGCTGCTCAGTTTCTTTCTGCTATTGTAACTAAAGATAATAAGTTAGGACTTGAAGAATTAACTCCAGAGCAACAAGAAGCTTTAATTAAGAGTGTAAAGAATGCTCAAAAAAGAACAGGTAAAGATTCAGGAGGAACACAATACATTGATTACAGCCCTGAAGTTGAAAAAGCTTTTCAAGGAATGTCAGCAGGTAAGAAACAAATGATTTCTAGTGACCCTGATATACAAGCAGCTACTATATTAGGTAGAGTTTCTTATAAAAAGAATGCACTAGGAGAAACAGAGATATATGATTCTTATGATTTTTCTAAAACAGATCCTGAAAAGGCAGATACTTTTTATAAAAAAGTTAGAGCTTATGCAGGAACAGCATTACCTGATGATGGTAAAAAACCTAATTTAATTGGAAAAATACCTGGAGAAGAGCAAGAACTTGCTTATGGTACAGGAAAAAAAGGGATAGGAGATCCTCCTTTAGGATTGTTTAAACCTTCAAATATTTTCCAAACAGATTATAAAACAAATAATCTTAGTACTGAAGATTATAATATGAAAAGAGCTTTAGAGCTTGGGTATATGCCAGATGAAACAGGACATTGGCCTTCAGTTGATTTTGAAACAGGTGAATGGCTTAAATCTAAAAAACATCCTACTAGAGGTATGGAGATAATGGCATATACATTAAACCCTGAGTTACAAAAGAACTTAGATTTAATTGAAAATGAACAAGGGAATTTACAATATGTTTCTAAAAAATATGTTTTAGGTACTGATGCAGAAGGGGTAGATCCTAATAAAAGAAAACTATTTGATGAGTCTAGTTTAACTTCTAATGGTTTAGCTGATGTAGGTTTTAGTACAAGTAGTAAAAACTTTGGCTTAAATGCAGGTGTAGGATTTAATCCTGAAGACTTGTATGGAAGAGTAGGAGGTTCTTTTAATAAGAAAGGATTCAATGCTTCTGGAGAGTTTACTCAAAGACCTGAAGGAAACTATGGCCTTAATGCTAATGCAGGTTATGGTAATAAGAATATAAATGCTTCTTTAGGTTATTCTAAAACAAATGATAATGAGTTTGTTACAGGTAATGTAAGTGCAGGTTCAGATAAGTTAAGACTTATTATGGATTATTTAAAGAATGCAGAAGGAGATAGTATCAATACTAATCTTTCTTTTAATAATGAAATTATGGGAGCTTCAGGAGAACCTGTAGGAACTTTAAATAGTTCTATAGGGGCAGGAGTAAATCCAGAAGATACTTTTATTTCAGGAGCCTTAGACTATAGTACTAAAGCTTTTCAACAAGGAAAAGGGTTTAACTATAATGCAGGAGTTAACTACTCTGACTTAAGTGGACCTAATATTAATGCAGGTGTTAAATACAGGTTTGCTAACGGAACTAATCAAGAAGGAATTATGAAATCAAAAATGAACCCTAGAAAAAGATATGCTAATGGCAGTAACTTAGGAGGCATAGGGGCTTCTAACTATATAGAGACTCCTGCTGAAACTATGAATGATTATGATATCATGTTAGCAAAAGCAAGTCAAGAATCTATGAGTAATCCTTGGTTACCTGTAGTATCTCTTGTTGGAGGTCTTGCTCAACAAGCTGTTGGAAGTCTTGCAGGTAAGTTAGGAAGTAAAAACATAGCAGGAAATACTGATGCAGTTACTGAATCTAAAGGAGCAAGTTTAATTAAAAAAGGAATAAATACAGGAGGAGATATTGATGCTTCTTTAGGTGTAGGTGTTCAAGCTGCTATGGGAATGAACAATGTTCAGCAAGATGTAGAAGTTGAAGACGGAGAAAGATATAAAACTCCTGCAGGTCAAACAGGAGAATTTAAAGGAGCTACTCATGAAGAAAATGGTATTCCTTTACAAGTAACTCAAGACCCTAATGCTAATCCTAAAGAAGGTCAAGCACCTGAAGGTACACAAATTTTTTCTGATAGACTTAAAGTAGGAGATAAAACTATTGCTGAAAGAGAAGCTACAAGAGAAAGACAAACTGCTAATCTTGAAAAACAAGCTAGTCAACCTAATATAGATCAAGCTGTTAAGAATGCTATCAAAAGAAAGATGGCAGCTATTCAAAAAGAACAACAAATGGATTTAGCTTTCCAAGGTCAAGTTAATGAAATGCAACAAATGGCTGATATGGCTGTACAAGCTTTTGCTTTTGGTACAGCTATGGAAGGTATTCAAGATAATCCTATAGGAGACTCTATGAGATATGGTTATGGCACAGGTGCAAGAGGAATGAAGAAATATGCTGGAGGAACTCCTCCTGCAGGAATTGTATATGGTAAAGGATATGATGCATCTATGTTTAAAGATTTCTTTGATAAATACAATGAGTTAAATCCTGGAGGTGTAATGGATATGAAATACATTCAAGGAGATTTAGGTATTGATAGTAAGACTCCAAAATTTGGAGAAATTTTTGGTCCTACTACTTATAAAGCTTCACAAGATTGGTTAGCTAAAAATAAAAATAAAGCACCTGATGGGTATGGACCTCAAAAAAGTACTCCTGGACAAGTAGCAGGATATTTTAATCTTCCTACTGGTTTTGATCCTACTTATACTCCTAGTGCAAGAAAAAAAGGAATGTCTCTTTTTGATACTACAGATCCTTTTGCTTTAAAAGGTGCAGGAGATGCTTGGGCAAAACAAAATCCTTTACCTGCAGGAGTAATAGATCCTTCTGTACCTGATAGTATAGATTATCAATCAGAAAATTTTCCTAATTTTAAAGGTGAAGCTACTGCAGAAAAAGAAAAAGGTTCTGGTAAACTCAGAACTATTCTTGAACAAATGGGAGGGAATGCTCCTAGTATAGGAGACCTTACTAAACTTGCAGGTAACTATATGGGTATGACTGCAGGAATGAAAGGTGCTTATGATCAAAGAGCTTCTGATGTCACTCAGACAAATCCATTTGCTAAAGCAGGAGAAGATGCTTTAAAAGCTCTTGAAGGTATGCAAGCAAGTATTGAAGGACAAAAAGCTCAGGCTTTAGTTAATAATACTACTCAACAAAGAACTGCTACTAAGTCAGCAAATAATAGTACTAGAAGTGTTAATACAAAAAGAGCCATGAATTGGTTATATGATACTGCAGCTACAAGTGCTGCTAATGAAATTGTAAAAAATACTCAAGCTCAGATTGCTCAATTAGGTCAAACTAAAACAGGTATTCTTATGAATAGAGACCAGATGAAAGGTCAAGGAGAGTACCAAACTAATATGGCTAACATGGCTAGCAAAGATGCTTTTACTACTGCTTTAACTCAAGGTAGACAAGATTTTGCTAAAGGTTTACAACAAATGGGAGCAGACTTTAACTCTATGAAAGAGAACAAGATGATTGAAAATCTTATGCAAAACTATGGTACTTATGTCACTGTAGATAAATCAGGAAAATTAACTAATAAAAATGCAGTTTCTACCAAGAAAGAAGAACAAATATTTTTAGGTCCAGATGGTAAGACCAAGTTTAAATTAGGTAAAGACAATAAATTAATTCAAGTAACATAATCATGGGACAGTTTTATAAAGGAACAGAAGCTACTTTCTTAGATGATGCAATGTTTAAATTGCCTTATGAATTAATGGGGACAGTTATAGACAAGAAAGATAAACAAGTAGAAACTGCTATAGAATCTAATGATGCCTTAAATGGTATGATTGAAAAGATAGCTGCTTTACAAGGAGTAGATGAAGAAAAGGCTAAATTAATTAGACAAGGGTACTCTTCTCAAATTGAGGATATTACTAATTCTATTTATAATGATGCTATGAATGCATCTTCTTACATACCTAAAATAAACAACCTTAAAAAGAAAATAGGATTAGATTGGACTTCAGGAGAAGTTGCTAAGATCCAAGGTAACAAAGCTAGCTATGATGCTTGGGAAGAAGAATTGAAAGCTAAAGTTAAAGCTAAACCTGATGAGTATGATGCAGACATGGTTAAAAGATTAACTGCTGCTAAATTGGCTGAATTTAATCAAGCAGGGGGAACTAGTTATGATCCAACAGGAGATTATAAATCTATTAGTACTGAAGATGCTTTAGGGCTTAAAAACTCTGCAGAGATTTTAAAAGAATTAATGGAAGGTTCTATTAAAGGGTATAATAAAAGTACTAGTTGGAATCAAGATAAAGGAGGATGGACTGTTAAAAGTGATACTGCTGAAGAATTTTATACTCCTGAACAATTACAAAATATGTGGGTTAACCACCTTAGTACTAATCCTGGAATAATTTCTGCTGTAAAACAAAGAAAAGATTTAGGTTATGCTCCTTATCAAGGTAGTTTTAATGACCAAGGAGCAGTTTCTTTTGATGAAGGTAGTTGGTTTAAAACTTCTATGGATCAACTGCAAGAAAAATATGGAGGACATAAAACTACAACAGGAGGAGGTTCTACTATGAATACTCTTGGTTATGCTATTGCTAAAGATGAACATGATACAGTAAACTTAACTACTGAAGTAGGAGGGGCTCTTACTAGTATAGCAGGTAGAGATAATAACCAATTTTATAGTGCATATACCTCTACTAAAAATAATGAGAATCAAGCACTTACTAAAGGTCTACAAGCTTATGCTGACTTACACTATAAGTCAGATAAGAAAGATCCTACTGAAGCTGCTAATGATAGACTAGAACAATTTAGAACTAGTCCTAAAAACTATAAGATATATGAGCAAATTAGAAAAGGAGACTTTAGTCCTATTGCTAATACTCCTGTAGGTAGAGCTGCACAAACTCAATATAAAAGAGCACAAGTAGATAGAGCTGCATTAAATTCTCAAATTGCTCAGTTTAGTAAAGACACAGGTTTAAGTTATTATAATATTACTAATAGTCCTGAGACATTAAAAAAATGGAATGAGTTTTTAAGTAAGAATGCTAGTAAACCTGTAAACAGACAAATGACTTGGGAAGGTACTGGTATGACTGATATTCAGAAAAAAGCAGCAGCTAAAGAATTTTTCCAAGGAGGAAAACACATGGATGTACCTATTTACTTTGAACCTGGAACTAAAATTGGAGGTGTAAATGTAGGAGGTACTAATGGAGCTAAATTCAGTATTAATGACTTAATAAATAATGGTGTTATTAAAATGGTTAAGGTAGATACTCCTACAGGATATGCTGGAAATACAGGAATTGCTACACAGTTTCAAGCTGTAAATGGAAATGAATATATTAACTTAGATACTTCTGAAAGAAACTTTACACCAATTTGGGGATACAATGATAGTGATGACATTGAATTTGGTTTTGGAGTTACTATAGGTGGTAAAACTCACTTTGGAAGAGTAGAAGGAGTTAGTACAGAAATGACTAGAAAACTTAATTCTGGAGATAATGCTTTAAGATTTAAGACAACTGCTTACTTAGATAAGAATGCACGTAATGTAGAAAACTTTCCTATTCCTAATAGTAATTATGTATACCACGGAAGAGCTGTTAAAAATAATGGTAAAATAATTTATCCTGCTGGAAGTGTAACAAGGACAGTTAATGGAAAAGCTAAAACAGTTTCTCTTAATGATCCTGGTCTACAAATTGAAGTAGGACACTTATTATTTGATTAAATACTATTATCTTTACATTTTAAAATCTTTTTAACATGCTTCAACCTAAGAAAAAAACTAGCAATGCTTTTGATAAAGCCTTTACCCAAGAAGCTTCAGGACAAGGGGCTCCTCAAGATTTTATTACACAAACTGCAGGTGGAAATTATAGTGTATCAGCAGAACAGTTAGAAGCTTCTAATCAAGGTTTTGCAGGAGACAGAGCTAGTAAACTTGCTTCTTTTTCTAGACAAAATGTTTTAGATAATGAAAAGTTTAAACAGATTAAAAAAGAAAGAGAGGCTTACTTAGCTAAACCTCAAAATGATCTTGAAGAGTTACACAAACAAGTATTAAAGGATGATAAAAAGTTTGTAGACTTTAAAACAAAACTTAGAAACCTTGATAAACAAAAAGAAAGAAAGACTCAGATAGAAAATAAGTCAACAGATTTATGGGATGAGAATGGTCTTAATATTTTTGCACCTATCTGGAAATTAAGAGATGTTTTTGCAAGTGAGGAAAATAAATGGGGAAGATCAGATACAGAAGAAAAAGAACTAGCTGCTCTTAAACCTGCTATTACAAAAACTCAGACTGAAATTAATAAAGAGATTACTCCTACTATTAAACTTCTTAATCAAAAACTTTGGGCAGAACAAACCCAAGATAAAATACAAAGAGATAAATTAGCAGGTACAATTTATAAAGACAGAAAAGCAGATGAAAAAAGAATGCAAAGCATGTCTTTTAAAGATTTGATGTCTAAAATATATCTTCCAGGTTCAGATACAAAACAAGACTCAGGTGAATTAGATGAGTTAGCTATTCTTAACTCAGCAATGAGAAAAAGACAAGAGACTATTAAATACACTGATGATTTCTTAAAAGGAAAAAACAATGTATGGGATGGTCTTAAAAACAAAGGATCAGACTTAATGACTTTAGGTTTGTATTCTTTTACAGAAGAGCTTGCTTACAAAACTCCTGTTATAAATAAGTTTAATAGACTTATTAATGAATTAGGAAATGAGAAAGCAGCTTTTGATTCTTTAACTTATGCTGAACAACAATTAATAAAAACTAATGCAGTACATGATGACCTTAGACAAAATAAGGCTACTGCAGGTATGTTTGAAAAAGATGGAGTAGATTGGTATAGACATGCTGATGGTACTGCAGACTCTCTTGTATTTATGGAACAAATGTTCTTTACTGGAGGTCCTACTGCACTTATTGAAAAAGGATTAATAGAGTCTACTTTAGGTAAGACTCTAACAAAAAGTGTATTAAAAAACACTGTTAGAAAATCTTTACAAAGAAAGATAGGTTTGTATGGTTTACAAAAAACAGCTCAACTTACAGGTGCAGTTCTTAGTTCTCCTTTATCTCCTGGTTCTGGAACAAATACTTTACAAGAACATAATGGAGGCATAGAAATAATAAAAGACAATGATGGAGAAAATAGATATCTTGTAAGAGATGGTATTTTTAAAGCATATCAAAGAGACTATAACTATAAAAATTCTTTACTTGAAAAAGAGAAAGCAAAATTACAAGCTAAAGAAAATTTATCAGAAGAAGAAAAAGAAAGATTAGATCAAATAGAAAGTGACCAAGATCAACTAAATCAAGAGTTTAATACTTTAAGACCTAAGTCTTGGTTTGAAAGTGCTGCTTATGGAACTTGGGAAACTGCTAAAGAAAACTTTATTGAATTAGCAGGAGGAGAAATAGCAGGAAAAGCATTAGGTAAAGTAGCAGGTTGGGCTGCAAAAACTGAAATAGGTAAGTTTGCTTTAAAGCCTACTCACCTTACTACAAAAGCTTACAAAGGAGTTTCAAACCTATACAAAGAAGGAGCAGAGAGATATACAAATTCTGTTGTAGGTAAGATTACTGGTAAAGCAGCTTACAGAACAGGTTCAAATAGAATTATACAAGGATTACCTGAAGAGATGTTTGAAGAAGTATTGTCTCAGTTAACTCCTTCAATTAATAGAGATTACTCTGAGCAATTAAAACAATTAAAAGATCCTTCTTTCTATGTAGATGTACTTGCTCAGACTGCAATGATGGGAGGAATGTTTACTACTGTAGGAGGAGTTTCTTCTGCAATTAACTGGAGACAAAATGGAAAAATGTATGATGCAAAAAGAAACATCATTAAAAAATATAAAGCCATTGACAAAGCAGTTACAGATGAAGATTTAGCAAACACTATTGTAATGAGTACTGCAGGTACCAATTACAGTATTGCTGACTATGATGCTAAGATAGAAGAACTAAGAGATAAAAAACAATTCAAAGCTGCAGATGAACTAGAACAAAAGAAATTTGTTAATATGGCAACTATTGCTATGCAAACAAATACTCTAGATCAATTTGAGATGACTTTAGATAACCTATTAAAAAGATCTCAGAGTTCTTTAGGGGAAGGTGGTATGTCTCCTGAAACTCTTCAAAACATTCAGTTAGCTAAAGAAAAGATTGAAAAGATAAAAAGTACTCATGAACAATATAAAGGTAGAACTAATGTAAATACTATAGTAGACCTAGCAAATAAAAAATTAGCTATAAAACAAGGTCTTCAAAATATTTCTTCAGAGATAAGTACTCAAAGAGCTCTGGCTAATGAAGAACTAGAAACCTTAAGAAGCAATGCTCCTGATCATTTAAAAGATGCTGACATTGATACTATCTTAAATGACAATCCTTTTACTCAAGAGGAGATGGAAGATGGTACTTTTGCTTTTGTAAAAAGTATTGATGAAGCTAATAGTCCTGCTATTCAAGCTTATATTAGATTGTTAGAGACTCAAGAAGAAATGAGATACTCTCACAGAGAAACTATGAAATTGTTTAATGAAGAGACAAGTTCTACAAGAGAAGCAGAGTTACTTAAAAACCAAGAAGTTAAAAGAGCTATCAATAAACAAATTAGAGATAGTATTGAATTTGCAGAAGCTAATAATCTTTCTTCTCTTGGATTAGAAATAGATTCTAATGGTAAAGCTAGAATAGGAAAAGATTTTATTGAGCACACTTTTAATCGTGTTATTTCTACTCAAGGAGTAAAAGAAAAAGACTTTGAAGCTATCAAGCAAGACTACTTGAACATGGTTGAGATTCAAGAAGCTCAAAGAGCAATGCAAGCTAATAATCGTATTAACTCTTTATATGATCAAGCTCAGATAGTAATTCAAGAGCAAAAACAAAAAAAGGCAGATAAAAAGAAAGCAGAAGAAGATGCTAAGTTAAATCCTATAGAAGGCACTCAACTAAGATTGTTTGAAGAAGATAATGTAGAGATGGCTTCTCAGGAAGAGATTGAAGCTTATGAAGAAAATGTAGATACTGCTAGAGAAATTCTTTTAAGTCATCCTGTCATTTTAGAAAATGATAAATACGATAATGACTATATTGAAAAAGTAGAAAGTAGTTTACCATTAATAGTAGATTTAGCTACCCAAGGTATGGGTATGACTAGAGGACAGTTAAGAGAACAGTTTCCTCATTTATCTGATCCAGAAGCAGAGGCATTAGCTTTTGCTTTAAATCATAATATGACTCTTCCTGGTAAAAAAGAAACAGAAGAAGACAAACCTATTAACTCTTTAGAGACAGTAGCAGAAGGAATTCAAAATGCTCAATCTGATATTGAAAACATTATTAGTCCTGAAGGAGATTTTGATCCTGATGAAATAGTTATTGATGAAGAAGATACTTTATCTACTTTCCAATTAAACCCTGCTACAAATCTTACAGAAGATGCTCTTAAAGGTCTTAAGCAAGTTATTGGTAAAGTACATGAAGACCTTAAAAAACAATTTGGTAGAGAACCTTCTTTTAAAGAAATGGTATACCACTTTATTAAGTTTACCAATAAAGTAAAAGCAGAGACTTTCTTTGATATGTATAGAGCTGGTTGGGAAGCAAATGGTTTTGCAGCTACTAACTATGATGATGTTTACAATGAAATATTTGAGCCTTCTAGAGATAGCATATTAGCTGCAGATTCTTTTATTGAAAGTATTTATGGTTCTCAAAACTCTTTTACAGAAACAGAAGATTCTTTAAGAGAAAACTCTCCTGTAGAATTAAGACAAGTAGAATCTAATCAAACTTCTATTAATAATTTTACTGAGAATAATGTTCCTATTAGAACTGAGAATGAAAATAGAATAACTAGTCCTGCTTTAAGATTAGGTTTTAATGCTATTAGATACGAAGAAGTAGAGATATTAGATGCTCAAGGTATTGGTACAGGTACATTTATTAGACAAACAGTTATCACTGATAGTCTTAATGATGAGAACACTCAGATTGACTATAAGGATTTACTTAATCCTGACATGTATAATCCTGGAGACTCTGTCAATGTAGGAGTAGCTCCTGAAGATTCTTGGTCTACTATTATGATTAATGTAGGAAGAGACCAACAGAATAAACCTATTCTAAAATCTTATGCAGATATCTTAAAAGAAAAAGAAGAAAAAGACCCTAACTACAGAAATACTGTTGAGTTTGTTGAGTCAGTGCCTATGTTTGCTTATGATAACAAAGGTACTCCTTTAGCTTATATCCATGATTCTTCTTGGTATAATGAATGGAATGTAGCTGACCCTGCTAATGCAACAGGAGTTATAAATCCTAGAGGTATTACTTTAGCTCATAAACAAGCTATTGATGATGCTAGAGTAGCTGCAAGTAAGTTTAGACAATCAGTTTTTTCTAAACAGGTTTCTAAAATTAAAATAAAAGAAAAAACAGAAGGACCTTATTATTCTATTGCTAATAAAGTTGACCCTAACACTGGAAAATTACTTCCACTATACACTATAGAAGAAGCTAATCCTGATTCTCATATTGTTACTCAAGGTAAACAAAATGTTTTAGAAAAAGGAAACAACATGGCTTTTGAAAATGAAAAAAGAGTCATAGTAAATAAAAATGAAATTGCTCAAAAGAAACAAGGAACTACTTGGCACTTAAGAAGAATAGGTGTAGATGAACAAGGAAGAGAAACTTGGAGAGCTTTTAATGTTGTAAGATATCCTAAAGAAGAAGAACTAGAAACAATTAAGTGGGCTTGGTCTGCATATTCTTTCTTTGACCATAAAGAAACTTTACAAGGTTCTAAGAAGTCAAAAATTATTCAAGAAGTAAGAAATGATTTTTTACCTCCTGAATACCAATTAACTCCTGAACAAGCTAAAGAAATTATTAAAGACATTAAAGCTTTGACAGGGTATAATTTAATGAACTTTGAAGAAGCTTCTAGTTTCTTTAAATTGTTTATGCAACCTAGATCAGGAGATTCTAATGCTCAATTTGGTAGAACTTTATATACAGGTAACTTAAATACTTTTGCTCAACATACTTCAAGAGATGGTTTACAGAAGAACTGTACTGTACCTATGATTGTAAATGGTAAAGTTGTTTCTACTAATAAAACTTATTCAGACTATTTAAAAACTACACTTAAGACAGATGTAAAATCTTTTAATGTGGGTACTGCAGATAAACCTGTATATGCTACTTCAATACAACCTAAGATTGTATTTGAATATGAAACAGGAATGCCTGAACAAAATGCTGTAACTCAGACACAACAAAATAAAATAGAGGCAGAACAAATAAAAGAAGAAATTGCTAAAGTAGAATCTCCAGATGAGGTAATACAAAAAGCTAATGACTTATTGTCTAAGTTAGGTTTTAGTACTCAGCAAATACAAGCAATGCCTGTAACAATGAATGGTGTAGAGCACTTAAGAAATATCTTAAATACTACTCCAGGACTTTCTATAGCTCAAGAATCTCAACTATTAAACTTTACTGTTCAATACATTAATGCTCTTATTGATAGTGAATTTAAAGGTAAAGTTAATAAAGCATTGTTAATGAAGAAGTTACAAAATTCTTTTAAAGATATTGTAAGTCCTTCAATAGAAAACATAAATACAGTTTTAGAAAAAGTGGAAGCTTTACAAGCTGCTACTCCTAGCCCACAATTAGCAAACACTATAAATTCTTTAAAAGCAGCTTTACAAGCTTTAGAGAATTTAGAGAAAAACTGGAATGTTGACAACATTAAAAAAGTATTAACTGTATCAGGATTACCTTATACAGGTCAAGTAGGTATCTTAGAGAAAGCTATTCAAGAAGTTTCTGAAACCTCTGACATATCTGAGAACAAAGAAGCAGTTGAAGAGCAAGAAGAGGAAGAAGAAGATTTATCATTAAGAGAAAAAACTTTTGATGATGCTGCTGCTTTGACTGAAAACTTTAAGACTAAGACTAGTTTCCGACAAAAAAGATTTATGTCTGGTATTACTAAAGTAGATAACCAAGGACAACCTGTTAAAGGATTCTTAGATCTTCCTCAGTACATGTCTTTCAATGAAATCTATGACTCTATTTATAGTTTATTAGGTTCAGGTGTTTACATTGAATCAGACTATAATACTATGAAAGCTAAACTTCTTCAGATGTCTAATACACATCCTTGGATAAAAGAATTAATAGAGAAGTATGATAATGCAGATGAACAATTAAGAAAAGGTCTTGTATTAAACTATAGAAAACATGCTATCAACATGAAGTTCATGATGTATGATAACAGATCTAAAGACCCTAAACTTCAAGTTTATGATACTAATGCTAATGAAATCACTAGAGTTATTACCAATACTTGGGCTAATAATTTTACTACTTCACCTTTAGTTGTTTTAGACAAAGGACAGTATTCTATAAACAGGGATACTGCAATAAAATTATATGATCAATACAAGTCTTGGGGTACAGAAGGGCACTTACAAGATGATCAAGTTATAAGAAATTGGTTATCTAATTTTGGTATAGATTTCTCAGATGAGTACTGGAGAGAATTAAAAGAAGTAGGGATGATGGATAAAGGAAAATACATTCCTTATAATTTATTGTTTTCTAGTCCTAATACTCCTATGGGATACTTAGGTATTTACTTAGATAGAATAACTAATCCTCAAAATGTAAACTATATTCAAAACTTAAAATTTGAAGAGAATCCTAAAGCACATCCTTTTAAAGATATGTCTGGAGTTCTTAAAAACATTTCTAAAGGAGAAAGTAGATTTACTAATAGAACAACTAGTACTTCTTTTAGAGATGGACAAAAAAGTATTACAGGTATAACTAATCCTACCTATGTTACAAATAGAGTAGATGATTTGATTAGAAGTGCTATGTCTGAAGATAAGAAAATGATTTCTGATTTAAGAAATACTTCTATAGGTTCAGGTTCTACTATGTTAAAATTACTAATGGAATATCCTGATTTTGCAAAAAAATTAGAATTAAACCATTTAGGTATTACAGCCTTGAAACAGTATGGAAAGAAAGCAAATTCTTTTTCTTCTATCACTGACTTAAATATTGTAGACCATGAACTTACTAAACTAGGCTTCTTCCAAGACCAACAACAAGGAGAAGTTCCTGCTACTTTTAAAGAAGGAGGATTTAGAATGAGAATGGCTAGAATGTTCTTGCCTACTATGTCAGATAAATCTCAAATGCTTGTTTTAAATACTGCAGTAATAGACTTTATGAAAGAATCTAACTCTGCTTTTGAAACAGATAATGAAGGAGAACTTATCTTTACTGAAGACTTAAGAGAATTGTTGTACCAAAAATTGGTATTACCTGAATTAAAAAGAATTTCTAACTTTCATAGAAGTGTAAAAGAAACTTCTGTAAAAGACTATGACAAAGCAGCACAAATCTTTAATATGATTCCTGCTTTAAATAATGTAAAAGACAAAGATGGGTATAGAATTATCCAACACTTAACTCAAAAATCTGTAGAAGATGTAGAGGCATTATTTAAAGAAGACCTTATCAATGTTGTAGAAGATGTAATGCACAGTTTAGCTCAACAGAAAGTAGAAGCTTTTGATTCTTTTGTAGAAAAAGATGCAGCAGGCAATATTACAAAAGTTAATTTCTTAGACAGTGCTTACTTAGCTTCTAATCCTGCTAATGTAACTATAGAAGAAAGATTAAAACACGCAGCTTATGACTTTGTTTTAAACTCTGTATTAACTAATGCAGACACTTTCTCAACTATAGCAGGAGACCCAGCTTTCTTTTCACAAGACAAAAACTTTGAAAAAGATACTCCTCCTTATGCTATGAGTAGTGATGCTGCTTATATGAAACTTGCTAAGAAACAAGGAGTAAATATTGGTAAAAGGTTAGCTTATCTTTCTGCTCCTGGAACTACTTTAGCTGATTCTAAAGATGCTAAATACAAACAAGTATTCTTAAAAGATGACAAAGGTATTTCTCAAAATAGCAAGTACCTTATTTCTTTATATGAAGGTAAAGAAAGATTGAAAGAATCTTTTATGGGAAGTACTGTATCAGATATGATTGACAAGTATCCTACTTTAACTCCTGCTAGTCAAGCTGTAGTAAGAAAAGGACTACAAGATTTATTTCCTTCTATTGGAGATTACTTTGATATTGATACTACTGATGCTCAAGAGTATACTACAGTAAAAGAACATATTGGAATCCTTTACAATCAAGAAAGACTTTCTGAAGATGATTACAAAAGAATCTTAGACAAAGTAGAAAGAGGAGATACTCTAGCTTATGAAGATATAAAATTAGTTATGCAGCCTATTAAACCTGTATATACTGGTCAAACTTTAGATTCTGAAAAAGATATGTCAAGACCTATTTATATTAAGTCTTCTTCTTTTCCTTTAATCAAAGAACTTACTGCAGGTTTGCAAATTGACAACTTGAGAGTTGCTTTAGAAAACTTAGAAAAACCTGCAGACCAAGGAGGGTATGGAATGCCTGTAAGAGCTTCTTATCAGTCTGCTAATAAGGTAGGTGCTGTAATAGATGCTAATACTGTAGACCCTTTAAATCCACAAAGTCTTCAGAACATTGAAGCAGCCATGGTTGAACTAGATAGAAATAATTTTAGAATTCAACAGGATGTACCTTTTAAATCTGACAAGAAGAAAGAGGATAAGATATCTATGGGAACTCAAATCTTTAAATTATTATTTGGAGATGGGATTTTAGACATAGAAGGTTTTGAATATAAAGGTAAAACTTACAAAGGGGAAAAATTATATGATGAATATAATGCTACTTTCCAGGCTCTTGTAGAAAGTAAAAAACAACAGTTGTATACTGAACTTGGATTAGATTCTACAGGTACTCCTATTAATGAAACTGAAACAATTTTAAAAGTTCAGAATTTATTACAGAAAGAAGCTCTTGAAAGAAACTACCCTTTAAAAGATATTAAAGGACTTGAATTAAAAACTCTTTATGATACCCAAGGTAATCCATATTATGAGTTTAATATTCCATTGTGGTTATCTACAAACAGTAATAGATACGAATCTTTATTGAATGCTATTGTTAGTAATAGATTAGTTAAACACAAGATTCCTGGAAACTCATTTGTAGCTGCTTCTGAAAATGGATTTGGATTTAAAGAAAACCTTGAAGGTATAGACCAATCCAGAATTATCTTTATGGATGATTATGATGGAAAAGAACTTAAAGGAGTACTTCATGCAGAGGCTGATGAAAATGGTGTAAGACAATTTAAAAAAGCTCAAGTATTTGTACCTTCTAAATTCAAAGATAGTCAAGGTAAGTTAGTAGACTTGTTTGCTAAAAATGAAAAAGGAGAGAACATTTATATTGAGAAAAGAGAGAATGGTACTTGGAGATTAAAAGATGGAGTAATAGATCCTGAGTTATTAGCTCAGTTTAGTTTTAGAACTCCTACCTCTTCACATGTATCTGCATCTACTATTGAGATAGCTGGTATCCTTCCTCCTGAAAGTGGAGACTTAATGATTGTACCTAAAAACTTTACTAAACAAAAAGGTCTTGACTTTGATGTTGATAAAGAAAATGTATATCAATTACACCATATTACTGATTATAAAACAGGTAAAGTTGAAGTTTTTTCTGAAAAACATAAAGAAAAGACTTTAAAGGAAATACAAAAAGTTTTAGACAAACTAGAATTACAAAGAATAAAACTTCAAAGAAATCTTTTACCTGAAGAAGCTGCAGAGTTACTAGGTCAGTATGGAGCTTTAGAAGGAGAAGGTAGAATTGATTTAGCTAAATTCTTTGGAGAAGATTTATTACAAGAGGTTTTAAATGATGAGGCATCTCAGAAAGAAAAATATGCTAACATAGAAGCTAAGTTAACTCAAAAACTTCTTGAGAATGACTTTATTAGAATACACTCTGCTGTATTTAATAATCCTAATCCTGAAGTACAAAAGAAAATCAACAAGGTTCTTTCTATGGATTTTGCTAGAGAACAGGCTGACTTGATTGAAGAGTTAACAGAAGAAAGCAAAGTACGTCAATTAGAATTAGAACTGACTGAAGAAGGAGTTTCTGCTCCAGAGGCTAAAGGACTTGCACCTAGAGCAAATAATAACTTCACTATTCTTTCTGATGACTATCAGAAAAATAAAATGGGATTAGGAGCTGCAGGTAAAATGGCTATTGGAATCTATTCTAACTATGTTACTCTACACTCTTTGATTCAGCAGACTAGAAGACCTATTAGAATGGTAGGGGAATATGATCCTGTTTCAAAAAAATATGAACCTAAAGAAATAAATATTGGAGGTCAGGTTTCTAAAGGTGTATTAGGTTTAGTAAATACTTTAGATGGTTCTAGAAGTATTGCAGAAGCTTTTGCTGAAAGACAGAATACAGCTACAGATAATGAGAAAGAACAAATCTTAGGTAGAGTAAATATTAGTTCTCATACTATTGGTGTAGACTCTTTATTGACTTTATTAGGGTATGATAAAACTTCTTATATTGATGACCAAAATAATAGAAAAGACTTGTCTTTATCTTATGCTATTCTTTCACAACCTATTATAAAAGAGTATGTAGAAGAATTACAAAAATCAAGAGGAGTAACCGCTGAGTATAATCCTAATGCAGAGCAAGAGATTATAGAAAAACTATTTGCTAAGTATCAGACTGGAACAAAATTTGAAGATATTTCAAGTGATATTCTTACAGGAAACAACTTAATAGATGGAATAAGAAAAAGTGGTTTAAATGGAGATGTACAAGTTGCAGCTTTAAAATTATTTACAGAATTAAATGACTATGCTAAAAACATGGCTAAAGTTCAAAGTGTAGTAGGTCTAAGACAATTAGATAAATCTATTTTTGAAACTCATTTAAGATACGAAGATTTAGAAAACTTAGGTAAGAACAAATCTTTTGAAAACATCTCTTCCTTAATTGGAGATTTTATTCCTGTTGAAGAAAATCTTATTAAACCTGAAGGATACCAAGTAATAGGCAGTTTCTTTGTAAAACCTACAACTCCTCAAGGTAGTATTGTAGTTAATAGTTTAAAAGCAGCTAAAACATTGTGGGCAGATTTCTTCCCTTATGATGATCCTTACTTGAAAAAAGTAATGGAGTCTGTGTTTATTTCTTCAGGTGTACCTACAGATAGTAAATTTAAACAAGTAGAGGCTTTCCAGGATGTATTTGATGAAGTTAAAAAATACCTTAACTCTTGGAATAAGTTTGGAATCTTTGAAGGTACAGCTACTTCTGAAAGACAAAGACTATTTATAGACACTAATACAAATATGTCTTTAGCTAATTACTTAAATAGTAATTCTAGAGAGGCTCTTATTGCAGCTAATAAATTATTAAACAGGTTTACTTATGAAGTTCAAACTGATGGAAGACCTTCTTTAATTAAGTTTAACAATACAATTAGTGATGACTTGAATGAGAAATACCTTTATAACACATTTGCAGAAATGATTATAAATGATTCTCCTTTGCCTGATTTTAATGGTCAACCTTTTTCTACTAGATTATTGGCTCAAGAGTTGATTACCTATTCTTTTATAGAAGGAGGAGTTCAAGAAGCTACTCAATTTATTAAGTATGTACCTTTAGAGTATTTGGAAGAAGTTGGAATAAAAGAAGAAGGTAAGTTTGTTTCTACTGCTTCTTTGTTACAAAGATTAAATACTAAGAGAAACCCTGAATTATTTAAACATCTTTTAGGAGATATAAATACTATACAAGGTAAGTCTTTATTTATAAAACAATACTTTCAACACAATCCTGAAAAGACTACTGTAATGACTCCTACTAAGTTAGGATTAACAGATGAAGAAATAAGAGAAGCAGATACAATTGCTCTAGTAGGTAAAGATTTTTATCCTGATTTCTTTCATGTAAAAATCAAAACCTATTCTAAATTAAAACAGCATAAGTATGACTTATTCCAACATTTGGGATCAGGTCAGTATGTAAAAGTACCTGTTTTAGGAACTACAGGTATGAATGAATACCAAGCAGGATATAATAAAGTTAACTCAGTGTTTACTAAACAAAAAGAAGCTCCTAAATCAGAAGTAAGAACTGAGAAAAGTGGTCAACCTACTTTATCAGGAACTACAGGAACTCTTATTTCAAATAATGTTACTGCTGCTAGTGTAATAGAAAGTATTGCCAATTCTACTAATAAGAATATGGAACGATACAAGTTTTTAGCTAAAGCATTACTGCCTTTTGTATCTCCTAGTTTAAAAATTACAACTGGAAATAGTGTTGAAGTGTATGGTGCACCTGTTGCAGGATTCTATGATGAGCAAAAAGATTACATTTTTATGGACCTTGCTTATGCTTCAGGTAAAAAAGGTAAAGAAATAGGACTTTTCATGCATGAATTAGTACATGCCTTGTCTGTTAGAGAGTTGAAAAAATACTATACTGCTGATGAAAATGGTTTCTTCACTGTATTAGATCCTTCAGCTCCTCCTCATGTAGTTGCTTTAGATGATATCTGGAAACAAGCTATAGCTTCTTTGGACCCTAAAGAGGTTAGTTCAATGAAAGATAAGATAACTCTTCTTAGACAAAAGAAACAAGTTAACTTTACTAACAGAGATACAGAATTAAACTATGCAGGTATAGATATTTTTGAGTTCTTGTCTTTAGCTATGGAATCAGAGGTTTTCCAAAAACACCTTTCTGAAATACCTTACAATAATGGACCATTGACTTTACTACAAAAATTTGCAGAAATTTTAAAAGACCTTATTAGAACTATCAGCCCAGACATTAAAGAAGACTCTTTAGCTGAAGCTACTCTAAATACAGTTTTAGATTTCTTAGAAACAGAAAGAGCTATTTCAGAAGAAATGCCTAACTTTGAGGACTTTGATTCAGAAATCTCTGAAGAAGAAAGAAACTTACTAGAACAATTTGAACTAGATAGGGAAGAAATGGAAAGTCAAGGTTTCTCTGAAGATATAGATTTATCTCAAGATTCTTCAGAAGAAGCAGAAGAAAATTTATTACCTGTTGCAGAAGAAGAAGAATTACCTTGTAATGGAGGTTTAGCAATATAAGATATGGACAACTGTAGATTACCTTATAAAGAGTCAAAATTAAATGCTCTTAATAAACTAGAAGAAAAAGGATTAATTGTAGGTACAAGAATTTTACCTCTTGATAAAAGAGATGAATTTCAAGCTTACCATGCTAAAGAATTAAGAATAGCTAACTCTGCTTATAATCTTTCTTTGACTTCTTTGTACACTATTGAGTCAAATACTGTAGGGGATGATTTTAAAGGTAGATACGAAAAGAAAATAACTGAAAGAGTTGAACCTATTGATGCAGCTTTTGCAGAAATAGATAAAAGAAGAAAACAGTTAGGGATTTATGAAGATCAAATTTCTTATGCAGAATACAAAAAGAAATTAAGAGAGCAAAATGAAAACCTAAAAGAAGAACAACTTTTAGCTGACACAGGTACTTATGAATATCAAGGAGAAGTATACGCATCTCAAGAAGATGTAGATGCTGCTAGAAGACAGGATCAGAGTACTTTCTTTATGCCTACTACTAATTATAACCCTACTAATTATGGCAGTGTCATATCTTTTAAAAAGAATGTATTAAGCAAAATTGAAAAAAGACTTAATGACATTAACAGTTTAAGAAGAACTGTAAAAAACAGTGCTCTTAAAAAAGAAGCTCAAGAACTTCAAGATTTAAAAGATAGAGTAACAGAACAGATTAAAAACTTAGAAACTGATCCTGACATTTTTGACAGGACTATGCAAGTCTTTTATAAAGATTTAAGTTTTATTAAGAGTCTTGTTGCTAATCCTACTATGGAGAATTTGGATTTAGCTGAATATCATTTATCTTACTTTGAAACTATTACTGATTACAGTTCTCAAAATCCTGATAATACTTTAGTAGATACTTCTGATTACACTGCTATTGAACCTGAAGTAAAAGAGTTATTAGACAAAATGACAAGAACAGTCAAAGAGTTGAAAACAGATATTAATCAAGCTAAAAAAGAATATTTACTTGAAGTAATTGAACAGACTCCTGAACTTAAAAAGATGTTTAGTAATAACTCTACAGAAGAAATTAGAGATATTATTAATGCTTTTGAAGGAGACATAGATAAAGTAAGCATGATATTCTTAAGTGCAGACTTAAATTTTTCAGGACCTCAAGACATTCTTGGACAACTTATTGTAGACATCTTAAAAGAAGCTAAGTATAAAAATAAAGCTCAATCTAAAGACCATGCTCAAAAAATTAATGATACAGAAGCAGATGCTAGAAAAGCTTTACTTGGTTTAGGTAAAGGTATTACTTATTTTAGTAGAATCCCTTGGTTAGGAAAATTCTTCTCTGATGTAAGTTATGATATGTTCTATCAAAAAACTGCTAGGGGGTCTAAAACAGGTAGATTAATTGGTAAATACTCTCATTCTTGGTTTAAGACTTTAAATAGTTTCATTGGTTCTAACATGAAAGCTATAGAGAAAGCTATCACTAATCAAAGTGAGTCAGAACTAAACAATGCTTTAGTAAATAAGTACAGTTGGTTAAATCAGAATACAGATTTTGTAGATTTAACTAGACTTCCAGAGATAATTAGCAATCCAGCTTTTGCACAATACTCTAGTTATTTTAATCCTGCAGATGCAGATGCTTACAAACAAAAACTTATAGCTACTATAGGTCAATATGAATACAACAGATTAGTAATTCAACAAACTCTTTTAATAGAGGATTTTAATCAAAAGATATCCAATGAGTTAGCAGCTATTATGAATGCTAACAATGTTACTTCTCCTGCTAATTTACCCTTAAATATTATTGATCACTTTAACATCTTCACTAAAAGACACAGTCCTTTTGAGTTTATGCAATCTCATAACACAGGACAAGAAGGTAGAGTGGATTATTTTGTAGGACAACAGGGAAATCAATATCAATCTTATCTTAATTACAACACTCATATTCCTAAAAAAGAAGTTGAAAAATATGACCCTGTGTCAGGAATTACTTTTACTGAAGACTCAGGTTTTTACGATAAAGACTTTTCTCAGATTGAATCTGATCCTGCACTTCTTAAATTTTGGGAAACTGTCAGTGATGCTGTAGAATGGATGAACTCTAAGTTAAGTGACTCTAATACTTCTTTAAGTCATAATTCCTTGTTAGCAATGGAGAAATCTCTTGTAGGAGATGTTCTTTTAAATAAAAATGTAGGGATACTTAAAAAGTTTATGCCTTTGTTAAGAGCAACTGCAGATACTTTTAAAGGTTTATTTTCTCAGAATGTAAGAAACACTAGTGTAGACCAATCAGATTACATTAGCAAAGGTATTATTAAGACTATTGAAGAGCCTGTAAATAAAAATATGAAGATAATTGAAATGAAATTATCTACTATTTTAGGAGTTTCTGTTTCTCCTAAGACTGTAATAGATTTACAAACTGCTCCTAATTCGGTAATTGATATTTTTGAAAAAACTATAGGTAAAAATCGTTCTCAAATTATGCAAGAATATGGTACTTCTGTACCTGTATCTATACTTAGAGAGCATATTACTCATCAAGTTATCCAAGAACAGACTTTTAATTTACCTGTAATGTTAAGAGCTTATCTTGATGCTACTTCTACCTATGCAGCACAAAAAGAAAGTTTACCTAAAATAAATATCTTAAAAGGTATTTATGAAGATAAGGTTAAACATCAACCTGCAGATCAAGAAAATAGTCAAGTAAACCAAGCTATCAGAAATAACAGAACTAAAAAAGGTATTGAAAATAAAAGAGTCAATAGTCAGACAAGAATGAACTATTGGATAAACAAGTCTGTAAAAGGTTCTGAAGATAAAAAGTATTGGTTAAAACTAGGAAAAAACTACACTAAAGGAGAAGCTGACTTTAAAAAAGAAGCTGAAATATACTTAGCAAGTTTAAATAATAGATTAAATAATACTACAGAACCAGGAGAAATAGAAGCTATCCAAGCAGAAATTGCAGATATCCAAAATGTTTTAGACAATATTGGACAGTTTTATACTGCAGCAGCTATCTATGATGCTCTTATTAATAGATGGGCTATTTTATTAGGACTTGGTTGGAATGTAAAAGCTCAGGTAATGAACAGAATGCAGGGAGTTTGGTCTTCTCTTGTTCATGATACAGGAAGATATTGGAAAGAAGGAAATATATATGCTGCTAATTCTTTTGTAAATAGAAAAGGTTTAAGATATATTCCTGGAATGACTACCTATAAACATGAAGTTAGAAAAGTAAAATTACTTGTAGAAAAACTAGGTGTAATTCAAGATGCTACTAATGAATTAGATAGAGCTAAAGGAGATTCTGGTCTTAGAGGTATTGCTAAAAAAGTTAATCCTTTTTACCTTACTGAATATGTAGAGTGGCATAACCAGGTTCCTCAGATTTTAGCTATGTTAATGGATCAAAGTATAGAACATCCTACTTTATTAGATGAACATGGCAATCCTTTAAGAATTCCTGTATTTAATGGGAATACTCAAAAAGTAAAATTACAAGATGGAAGTATGTACACTATAGAATATGGTCTACCTGCTTTTAATGTAAAAAATGGACAATTAGTTTTAAAACCTGAAATGACATCAGACAGTAATAAAGATGTTTCAGACAATAATAAAGCTACTTGGGAAAACTTTTCAACTGAAGAAGCATCTTCTATTACTAAAAAGATAGATACTACTTTAGCTTTGCTTAATGGAGACTACAGAAGTGATTCTAATACTGTAATTAAACAAGCTCCATTAGGAAGAAGTTTAATGGGTTTTAAAACTTGGATAGCTACTAACATATATACAAGATTTGCATCTAATCAAAGTAATATAAACCTAGGGTTAAAAGATTTTGATGGTGCTTATACAGGCTCTCTAAAATCTAATAAAACTGGTATTGCAGGAGCTACTTTAATGTCAGTAGGTATTGGAGTAGGAGTACTTGCTTCAGGTGGTACTTTAGGTTTAATAGGAGGTGGATTATCTGTTATAGGTATGTCAGGATATGCTGCAAGACAAGCTTACCTAAGAAGAAAATCTATGCAGGAAGACTCTAAAGCTTTAAAACAAATGGCAGCAGCTATACAAGGTATAGTTAAAAAATCTGTAGGAGTTCCTATAAATTTTGTATCAGGTAAAAACATTATAAAAGCTCATACTTTTAATGAATTAGACATTTCAGAAAAAGAGAAACAAAATTTAAGATTCTTAGTTAATGAAGCTACTTTGCTTTTAACTACTTTCTTATCTGTTGTATTAGTAAAAAGTTTATTTGGAGGAGATGATGAAGAAGAAGAATCTAAAACTATAGATGGGAAACATCCTAATCCTTATTACTATCAAGATCAGGCTGCTGATGATGACAAGTCTACTCTTTTTCTTTTAGAAAATACTTTAACAGATTTAATTAACTCAGGGTCTCTTTTCTATAATTCAGGAGAGTTATACAACTCTACTTTTAGCTCTGCTTCTATAGAAGGTTGGTCTAATAAAATAGGTAAAATTGGAGAACAAGTAATTAAAGTTGTATTTAAAGGAGAAGAAGATGTTCTTGAAACTGGTATTAATAAAGGACATTCTAGAATAGGAGTATCAATCTCTAAAGCAATTGTTCCTGGTTTAATTACCAATAGTATTTTTGAAGACAAAGAAGATGATGATGAAGGATTTATAAAAAATACTTTAGATCTTGCAAATTATGGTAACTATATGGAAAAAGATTTGAAAAATAATCAAATTATAGATACTTGGTATGATACAGATTTTAAGATAGATAAAAGAGAAGCAAAGAATGCTAGAAAAGAATTTAAAAGAGAAAGAAAAGAGTATTGGGAAAAAGAATTTGATTTCAATAATCTAGACCCAATAAGTAAAAAAATTGTTGAAGACAGAATTACAACTATTATTAATAAAGAGTTAGAAATACAAAATCCTATGCCAAATAGAGCTTTGTATGATGAAAACCAAAAAAGAATAAATGATGGCAACTAAAAAACACCCAGGATTTAAAGCAGTACAATCTAGTATTGCTTCTAAACAAGGAGTATCTCAAAAAGCAGCAGGAGCAATTCTTGCTTCTGCTACTAGAAATGCTTCACCTGCTGCAAAAGCAAAAAACCCAAACCTTAAGAAGGTAAAAGGCAAGTAATAATTAAATCCACCTTATTATGCAACGTCTAGTATTAAAGAACTATGAAATCACAGCTCTAAATTTACCTTTTGTAAAAACTAAGAGGTATAGATTGAAAGGAGAAAAATTAGAAAAGTTGCTAAAATTAAGAGAAGAGCAAAGCAATGTAGGAAGATTATTCTTTGACATTGAAACTTCTCCTAATATAGTATATACTTGGAGAGCAGGTTGGAATATCACCATAACTCCTGAAAGTATTATAGAAGAAAGAAGAATCATCTGTATCTCTTATAAGTGGGAAGGTAAAGACAAAGTACACAGACTCACCTGGGATGAGAACCAAGATGACAAGAAAATGCTTGTTTCTTTTATTAATATAGCTAATACTGCTGATGAACTTATAGCTCATAATGGAGACAGATTTGACATCAAATGGATTAGAACTAGATGCATCTTTCATAGAATACCTATGTTTCCTCAATATAGGACTCTTGATACTTTAAAAAAAGCAAAGTCAGGCTTTTACTTTAACTCTAATAAGTTAGACTATATTGCTAAATTCCTTAATGTAGGGGCTAAGATGGAAACAGGTGGTTATGATCTTTGGAAAAGAGTAATGGACAATGACCTTGAGGCTTTAAATACTATGGGAGAATATTGTGACCAAGATGTTATAGTATTAGAAGCTGTCTACCAAGAAATGAAATGCTACTTCAAACAAAATACACATGAAGGAGTTTTAGAAGGAAGATTTAAGTTTAGTTGTCCTTCTTGTAGTTCTACTAAAGTAGAGTATTTAAAACTAAATACTACTCCTATGGGAGCCATCAGAAGGCTTATGAATTGTAATATATGCAATCATACCTATGAGGTAAGTAATGCTTCCTATGTTCTTTATCTAAAGTTTCTTTCAAAGAATTTTCTGTAATGAAAAAAAAGAAATAGAGTGAGGCTTTGCTTTGACTCTAATACAAAAAGTAAGGGAATTACCCCTTACTTTGTATCATTTAAGGATATTCATAATGTAAGTCATGTAAGAAGTACTTATCCCTTTTATCTAAGGTTGCAACTAATGGGAGCATCTTTGCATATCCTGGTGTTACATTACAGTATTTAGATATTCGTAAACAAGTTGATAAATGCTCTTCTACATAAGCCATTTCTTTAGTTCTCTTTTTGCTTATAACAAATTCACTGCTAACAGGTTGAAGATACACTTCTACTGTCTCTCCACAATCTAAGTGCACATAGACTGCAGATTCTATAAGAATAGTATCTTCAAGCAACTCATTTAATTCCCATTTTGGGAACAGAGGTAAAGACAACACATCTTCAGGTTTCATATTCATAATGAAATAGATAAAAAATGTCAAGTATTCCATACAAAATACTTGACATTTTAGTTAATTACTCTTTCTCTAATTCAACTCTTTCAGCTTCTAAGTCTCGGTTTTGAGCAGCTTCTTCAGTGAATTTTTCAGGGTATCTTACTCTTAACTTATCAATGTTATTAGTAAGTAATTGGAAGTAATCCAAACCATACCAACTTGCAATATTAGAAAAGATTGCTAACTGCACTACAGGTGCAGCAAAGAAGTTTTCTACAGGAGATAAGTAAGTAGTTAATACAGCAGTCAATAAAGCTTCTGATTTTAACTCTGAAGTTAAAGCTTTTTCACTAAATAAACCTTCTTTTTCAAGATCTGCAACTTCTTGTACAACTTTTGAAAAATCTTCTTCTAAAGGAATACTAAAGAATCTACATTTATTTATAATGTACCAAGAGATATCTGCTAACTCTTCTCCCAAGTTAACTACATCCATAGGTTTATTATAAGCCAATAGTTTCTTGAAAATGTCTAAAGCTTCTCCAATCTCAGTGATAACACCAAGATTCATGTGTCTTTCATTTTCATACTCTCCTGGTAAGTCTGGGCAGGTTCTAGCTGCTAATCCTTGGTATTCAAGAATTGTTTGAATTTTACTCATTTTAATAAATTTTAAGTTTTTTAAGTTTTTTATTTAACTTAGGTTTTTCTTCATCTGAAATACTATCAAAATAACAATCATACTCTTGAAATCCATAATAGTATTTACCAATTTCTTCAAGTACTTTCATCATTCCATGACCTTCAGCTTGTTCTTTAGAATTACCTAAATTACACAATTCTTTGGCTTGAGCTTTAAGCTCTTTTACAATGTTTGCCATAATTAGTCATTTTCAGTAGCTATAATATCATCATACCATACTACAGTATGAGCTGTAGCTTTAAGAACTTCTCCATTAGGAGCTTTGTCAACTTCAATCATTTTGAAGCCATCAAAAGTCACATGTTCACTAAAAATAGGTACATCACCTACTTGAACATGCCCTTCTCCTGTTGGGCACTCATTACCCATTTGAAGGACTTTAAAAGTTACTGTTAAATTTTGCTCTTTACTTTTTTCAGTTAGAATAATTTTAGTATCTTTTTTTATACTAGTTTGTTCTACTAGAACTCTTTTACCAATGATTTTCATCTTTTTAAATTTATTTGTTTACAAATATAAAGAAAAATATTAACCTTTAGAAAATATATCTGATACTCTCTAAAGGAAAATATTTACTGTATAACACTTGAAAATCATTTATAAGCTTTTGCTTAAAATGTCTTTCATATCTAATATTATCTGCTGCATACTCAGAATCTTTAGCTTCTTGAATCAGAGGTTGCCACAGATAATAGTTGACTTCAGAGTTATTTCTTTCAGCTTGCATCTTATTGTAAGTCACAAAGATACACTCAGATTTAAATTCTAATCCTTTAAGTTGTTGAAACAATTCTTCATAGTCTTCTAGCCAAGTAGGATAGTAAACTATAGGACTAAAATTTATGTGCACCTCCATTTTTGTTTGGAGTACAGGTATCATAGCAATCCTATCAGCTATGCTGTCAGTATTGGGTTCTAAGATACTTGAGATCTTTTGAGGCATAAGACTTACTCTTATCCTGTGCTTTCCAGGTGTCAAGTTATACTTGACTATTGGAAATTTAGTAGGGTATTTAGTAGCAAAAGTAGTCTTAAGCTTAGGGCTATTGTTGAAAAAATCCATCACTAACTGCCAATCATAGTGTTTATGATGCAAAGATACATCAGTACTACAACCTATGTCTACACAATAGTAAGTGTCATCTACTTGATTTGGCACTTTAGGCCAAGGTTTAGTCTCAACCCAAGACTGGATAGAGGACAAAATTTCATCTGTATTCTCATTAATGTAGACTTTATCATGGTTATACCTAGCCACATAACAATAAGATTTCATACACCCTCCTAAACAGCCATAGATAAAGTTAGGAGCAATAGCATCACTGCTCCTACCATTATCTCTAGTGACTAAAGTTTTAGTCTTCTGTCTTTTGATTTGCATTACTGGTCTAATCCTACTAAATCACAGATATCATTGTAACAAAGTTGAACTTCATGAGATTCTGAACCTCCTCCTTCTATCTCATCTTGACATAAAAAAAGAAAGTCTAGTATTTCAGAAGAATGCTGAGGATGATTTGTTCTAACTTCTTTAGCCCATACAGCTAATTCTTGTAAACTAGTCATTTTCTTCTTGTTCTGAATCTATAACATTAAACATTCCAGTAATTTCTTTCTCTGAATCAGAGTAGGTATAAAACTCTCCAAAATCAGTACTATCTAAGCCTTCATGTATGGCTTTGATGTCTCTGTGAGTCAATTCATGACCCTCAATCTCTGTTCTTTTCTTAGTTAACTTATCATATTTACTAAAAAATACACTGACATTTAATTGTCCTACTTTAATTTTTTGACCCATAAGGTTAACCGTTTTTAGGTGGAAATAAATCAGAGATTTCTAAATCTAAAGCTTGTGCAATAGCATCTAAAATATTTACAGAAGGATTTGTTACTGCAGTTTCTATTTGACTAATAGTAGCACCAGACACTAAATCTCCTGTCATAAAACTTAACTGTGCTTGAGTAAAGTTCTTAGCAACTCTTTCTTTACGAATAATACTACCTATGTATTCTAAAAGAGTCACTTCTGTTTCTACAGGAGTAAGGACTTCTTTTAAAATGATGTAGTTTCCATTGAGACTTCTCATAAATCTAATTCTTTTAAGATTAATTTTTCTTTGATACTTGCTTCACATAGAATCAAGTAGTTAATTAAGTCTCCTATCTTTTCATTGACTGTTTCTTCTTTAGGCAAGTTTCCTTGCTCTATGTCATTCAGCATATCTAGAAAAGATACGTAGTGTTTAGCAGCAAATCCCCACAAAGCTTTTTCCTGTGTAGTATTTAATACTCTAGCAGCTACTCTAAAATTGTGTAAAGGGTCATTATTTCTTCTGTACTCTTTACCTTTAATAACAAGAGTTGCACCTATAGCATTTAATCTTTGTTCAACGATTTCTTCAAAACCCTCTGGACTTAATATGTTTTCTGTTTCTTCCATGTCTCAGGCATTAATGAAAACTTAAGGGGGATTACTCCCCCAAAGGTTTCCAAGTGTTAAAAAATTCTTCCTCTTTACTAGGAGGAAGGTCATACTCCCAAGAACCTTTTAAAAAGTCCTTGTCTTCTAAAACTACGTCAAAGACTTCTTTGATTTTGAGTTGAAACTCTCTTCTAGCATACACTGTTCTAGCAAATACATGCCTAGCTGCTGCTTTGTTTTCATCTCCAAAGTAATCTTGGATTTCTTTTTTAGTATACATCTTGCTATACTTGCCTTTTAGAAACTTTTCATAAGTATCTCCCATAGAAGGAGGAAAAGCTAATACAATCATTTGCTTTCTACTGTGAGCTTCCATTATAGCATCATAAGCATAGTCTGTTACATAATACTCTTGATGCTTTACCCAATCCATAAAGTTTTGGTATAAATCAGTTCTTACTAATTTGTCTACTAGAATAAAGATATTCTTTTGACCTTCTAGGTAAGAACCTTCTAAGAGTGTATCATGAACACCAAAAGCCAATTTAAAGATTAAGTTTAACTTAGTCTTTAGAGTAGGCCCATAGTAATTGAGAGCAGGAACTAAATACTTTAAAGTTTTATTAGAGTACAATTTCCCAATCTCAATTTCCATACCTGATTCTGCTATTTTAGACAATACCATCCCAATCAACAACTAATGGTTTTAAACCTGCTTCTTGAATTTCTCTTTCTTCACTAAAACCATTCTCAGAATGATAAATGTAAAGGTCTAAGAGTTGTTCAAAGCCTTTGATTTCATATTGAATAATAGCACTTGCCATACCATCTCCATTAAACATGTCTGTTTCATGAAGGGAAATAGCTCTTCTACCAAATCTGCCTATGCCAAGAAGGCTGTCAGCAACTATAAAATTCAAAGGTTTTCCTTGATATGTAGTAGATTCTACTACAAATTGGAAAGGTTTAATAACATCAGAGCCTTCAGGGACTGCAAAATGTTTTTGTAGTGCAAGAGTATACCAAGCAGCTTGAATGTCATATCTTCTAGATTTAATACTAGATGTAAAATGATAAGTATTACCATGCATAGTTTTCAAATCTGCACCTGTAATAGAAATAATTTTACCTTCTTCAGTTCTTTCAACAAATACAATATCTAACAAAGCCTTACATTCTACTCCTCTATACTCAAAGTATATTGGAAACTGATAATACACTGTAATATCAGGTAAGTTTGAATAAATATGTCTGTCAAAGAATCCTGCAGTTCTAGGATTATTCTGCAAGGAAGAAACAACATCTGCAATAAGATTGGCTTGAGTAGTACTGATTACAGTTTTACCCAAAGCTTTAGCCATATCTATAAAATACTCAGAACCTTGTTCTGTAATATTCTTAAGTTTAGCATCAGCACCCCATCTTGGTTGCCATCCTGTTTTTTCACAAGCATCTAAAATATAAGCTCCCCAATGAGCAAGTTCTCCTACAAACTCGTAAAATGGGGTAACAGGCAGAGATTCATCTGCTGTTATAACTTCTAAGCTTTCAGCATAATCTTGCAATACATCTTCATATACAAGTTTCAATATCTCTATAATAGCATCAGAAGGTAATTTACTTACCTCTGAGATATAATGAGAGTTACTGAAATCCTCTACTGAAGAGGTTAATATTTGATCTACTGCAGAACCTATTAGAAAGTGTTCTGCAGAAGAATCAAACTCTTTGTTGAAAGAAGACAAATCTCCTAACAACAGTTTTAATTTAGACTGACCTAATGCATCAGATTCATAGTACTCTTGTACTTCTTCTTTTGTGGCTACAATTACTGGCATGTTACATACTGTTTAATGATTACTTCTTCTTTGAAATGGTCTAAAGTCATTCCTACTATAGTCTTAAATTCAGAATCTAAGTCAAACTTAAAGTCTTTCATCATAGAATACTGTAAGTTAGGACTTATACTTCTAAATACATCAAACTGTATCATAGACATATAAACCATTTCCATGTCTGGAGTTCTTCTTGCTCCAGGCTTACCTTGCTTGTAATGAAACAATATACAAGGTCTTTTAGAAACTTCATCTTCAGGGGGAAACATTGCAGCAATAGAGGTGGACATCATAAATAATTCCTTCCCAGGATTCATGTTCTTTTGTACACCTGCTTTAATTTGCACATTAAAAGGAATATACAACAAGTCAATCTTTGCATTGTCATGTTTTTTACTTCCAAATCGGGCAGTTTCACAGAAATTAAAACCTAATTCTCTAAAGAATTTGGCATAGTATCTTTCTGCAGTACTACCCTTTCTTTTGTTTGTGGCTCCAATTCCCATATAAGATTTTTAAGGATTATTAATAAAAACTTAAATACCTTACTAGTTCTGTAAATCATCAACTAATCTCCATGTGTCTCTTTCTGCTAAAATAGTAGAATTGATCACTGCAGTTTCTATATGGGTAGTTCTCTGCTGGGCTATGTAGTTTTCCATTTCTTCTCTTCTCTCTTCTCTTAGAAGTTCTTCTATATTAATAGAAGCACCTGCATCAAATAGCAAAGCTTCTTCTTCTAAAGAAAGAGTTTCAGAAATAGGGGCAATTATTACTCTCTTTTGTTCTTCAGGATAGTCCTCGTTTCCTGTATAGATAAAATTAGGTAATACTGCTTTCATGTACATATCTAGTTGATTAATTGAACTAGTTTTCTTGACTTCAAATAGTCTTGTAAAGGTATTTCTTTCAATTTCTTGAGAGGTAACTAATCTGACCTCTATACCTTTTTGATAACAAGACAGTAATATTTCTTTTTGAAGTCTTCTGTCTAGAGCTTTTAAATTTGGGTTAGTAAAAAAAGAAGTAGAATAAAATAAAACGTAATTATTGTAGGAGAAGTTTTCATATCTCTCATCATGAGATACAAATTTGTTTTCTTTACTTGCTAACATAAGTAAAGGATTATACAGTGCATCATATATAGCACCTTTAACAAAATAAAGAGTATTGGAATTAACTGATATTTTCAGAGGTGTTAAAGATTCTTCTAAACCCATTTTTATATTATTCAAGGTATTGCTTTTAGGAATAGCCTCATAAAAATTAGGTTTAGAGAAATAGTGGTCTCCATCTATTGCATGACTTAAATACACTGCATAAATTGGAAGATAAGGACAAAGATCAGGCATAGTTAAATTAAACCTGTCTAATGGTCTCCCTCCATATCTATCATAACTTGTAATTCTCATATCTCACTGTAAGTGTAGTTCATAGGAACTACAAATTCATAGTAGAAAGGGACTTCTCTGATAGTCTCTTCTGCATAAGTGTTAGCGATATGATTAGTGAAAAATGCAGTCATAATAGAACCTATCATTGCTGCAGTATGAGAAGTTTGCTTCATAGTACATGGAGCTTCTTCTACAACGCTGTCATCAAATAAATGTTCTGTTTTATACCTATTTGCATTTTCAGGAGTTACACAAAATACTTGTAATTGCTCTAACTCTAGTCTACCATCAATAAATAAAGGAGTAACACCTTCAGGAACAATTTCCCAAGACCTTCTCCATACTTCAAATAATGCATTTCTTGCTTCCATATTGTCAAAAGCAGAAAAACAAAACCAATGAGTAGGAGTGTTTATAGTAACAGGCTCTGCGTGAGTTCTTATATCCCTATTTGTTGAAAAACTATATACCATATTAGATACAGCAGATACTTTAGATCTACCTAAATCTTTTTCAGTAAATAATTGTCCACCTAAATTGTGGTCTTCCACTAAGTCAAAGTCATAAATGTTAACTTTATATCCTATCCGAGACAGGAAAAAAGCTAACCAACTGCCTATACCACCTGCTCCACCAACAAGAGTAGTAACTCCTTCTTCTTGAGGAAACCAAGCAGCATCTTTAAATCTTGAATTTTGTAGATTCTGTGCCATCTTCCATGAATTTTATTACCATATTTTCTATGGTGGTTACACTTGGTTTAATAAAAGGATACATTATTACATGTTCATCTAATAAGTCAACAACTTCTCCTGAATACTGTACAAACTCTTCTGAAGTAGCCTTTGGAAAATACTTATTAAATGACTTAGCATAATTTGTAATTACACTTTTAGCTATCTCTTGAGGAGTCATAGGCACTTCTTGTAAAAGTTCTATAATATCTTCTAAAGTATCATTGTGTTCTAGTCTTAAATTAGACACATTGAATAAGTCCATACATAAGTTTTGGATATCTTCTTCGTGTTCAATTAATCCATATCCTTGCATAGGCGTATCCCAGTCATCAAATAAAGTCCTTTGATTATAGTTGTTTTTACTGTAGAGAGAATTTTGACTATAGTCTTGAAATTTTTTGGAGCTGTTTGGATCTGTATGGGCTCCCTTAGTCCAGGCATTTGGAGTATAGCTGGTTGGTAAATAATTATTCCTGGGAGCTACAGGTTTAGGTTTCATAATCTCTTTTACCTGATTTGCAAAATCTTCATCAACAGTAATAGAAACTAATGGAGACTGTATATCACAATCATACATAAATAGTTTCTTACTATCAACTACAAAGTCTTGCTCTTCAATAATGTAACTATGACCCTTCACATTCATAGCTGTAAAAGGAACCTGTTTAATACTTTGTTTAGCTTCTCCAATAAAAGCAACTTTAGCAGTAAAATCCATAAAGTTGTTTACAATAAGAGAAAGATAAAAGTTATGGCTAGGTGCATTATCATTTAATTCTGCTAGGTCTGTACCTGAGAAAAATACTGCCATAGTATTATGGCTATGGATATGCCCTAATTTCCAAGTGCATCTTTCATCAAAATCTGCATCTATAAAATCTATAAATCTTTCATCAAGATTGTACTCAGTATAGGCTTGAGAACCCATATCTAGAGGAAGTATAGTTTTAAGAGTAATGACAAAATTTTCAGGATCTTCTATATTACCCTCTGTAGTATAGAATAGAGCTCCTGACCACTCTACTTTAGAAATTAACTTGCACAGATATTGTATCTGATTCAGCACCATTTCTGGCATTATCACTTTGACTAAGGAGGTTAGCTGCACTTTTGGTAATTGCGGCTTTGTAAATTTGATATTCGAGTTCTCTAAGGACATAATTTAAAAATTTAGGATAAACAATAAAATTGTCAAGATCATTCTCGACATTTCTTTTTTGGGGGGCATCAAGGATTCTGCTAGGGTAATATTTAGTATTACCAAACTTAGTATACTTAGAAGTAAAATTCTTTGGTCTTGCTTCTCTAGAAACATTTAAAGGCATTTCTAAGTAATTTTCATATTTATTAGGAACTCTAGTGACTAATATACTTCTACGGTCAAGATGAATAAAGTTCAGTATTTGTTCTTTTATAAAAAGATTACTTTTTTCATTAGCTACTATTTTGTATCTACCTTCATCTACATAGAAATCTACATTTAAAGGTATTTTATGATGCAATATCTTGTCTACTAATTTATCACCCAAAGAAGAAGAAAAAGAAAGTACTCTTTTAGACAAAGCATTATCAATATTTTCCATTCTAATATGAGGAACACCTTCTAAAGATTCCCAGTGCATCATAGTATCTACACAAAATAAATACAATTCATATCTATTTATGTCCCACTCTGTACACTCTATTTCAGCTAACATTCTACTTACATCAGTATCATTACCAATACAAAAAGTACCTAATTTTAATGGTGCATCTACCCAATCACTTTTACTAGGTAAATGGCTGTGTAAATAACCTGCAGCTTCTTCTTTAAGAGTTAATTTACCTCTTGTACCCAAAGGTCTTAAAGGATATAACTTACTATTAGAATAAGAAAATGTATGAACTACAATAAGGTCTTTTATAGTGTGAGATTTCCTATTAGAATTAGTAATAACTATTTCAGGATAAATTACTTTAAAGAAAGGTTCAAACAAGGTTCTATCATCTACTTTTCTAAAACCTAAAGAAACATTTGCTTTGTATTTGTTGTAAAATAACTCTGTAATTTCTACAAACTGCTCAATACAGTCTTCTAAATCATCTTCATAAATATTAAAAGATAAATACTTACGAAATACAAATTCAATAACAGGTCTTTGTCTATGAATCCCTACATTTTCAGCATTAAGTAAATAACGCTGTATTAGACTTGAAGGTCTGAATACAATAGTTTCATCAATACTATGCATAATTTAAAAATTAAAAAGGGCTTGGTATTTCACAAGCCCTTTGGTTAATATTAATAACCTAATTCTCTAGCTTCTCTAGCCAAATCATCTTCTTCTGTACTAGTCTTAGGAAGATAACCTTTAGCTTCTTTACCTAATTTCTTCAAAGCTTTGTCAGCTTTGTCAAAATTATCATAGTTGTATAAAGGAGCAATAGTGTTTCTAGCTTGAAGTACACGAGTAACATCATCAGCTTCTTCTACAGCTACAGATTTAACTTCAGCTCTAGCTTGTTGCATTTCTGCTGCAATGATGCTGTTGTATAAATCTTCTAATACAGAAGTAGCTAACTGAGTCATGTTTCTGCCTTCAACAACAAAACAACCTTTCTTATCAGGATTTTGTTTAGTAAACTCTTTGATAGCTTCAAAAAGAATTTTTCTATCAGAACCTGATTTAGTTTGTTTAGGTCTCAAGAATAATCTGAAGTCACTTGAAGGCAATACTGCTAAATCATTAACAAGGTCTGTCTTGTTAACATTCTCTGCTGCCATTAAAGAAGACAAGTCAAAACCTGCATTTCTTACTAAAGGTTGCAATTCTCCCCAAGTTGTTACATCAGTGCTAATTTTCTGTGTGTTACCACCTCTAGTGGCATAAATAGTGATTTCTCTCATGAGATTTTAAATTTAAAATTACCAGTTAATTATTTTTTTTCTAAGTTTCTTTAATATGACATTAATATGGTCTAAGTTGACATATTTGCCTTTAAAGATGTAATTGTAATCTACACTTGTTGGGATACCTTGGATGCTGTCATCTGTGTATCTTAGCACATTAAAAATAGATCTTCCAGGTAGATTAGCTGTAAATCTTTGTGCTTCTGTTGTGGGCATAACCCAAATGCAAGAATTTGTTTTTGCAATAAAATAGATAACCTTTTTAATGAAGGGTTCCCAATGTTCTGTATGGTCTGTGTCTGCACCTTGTGTTAAGGAAATGGGTAGCCTAAATACGCCCTCTATATCTTTAGGGGCTAAGTCTAATTGCTTAAATCTACCTACAATCACTACTCTGATACTATACACAGGCATAGAAAAAACCCTGAAGACTTCATCAGCTTCAGGGTAATATTTCTCTTGGGGTAATACTTCATTCTTAAAGTAAAGAAAAGCATCTGTATTAAATTCATTCATAAGAGGTTTCCATGAATGATGAATATGTTTAAAGTTCACCTCGTAAAATCTTTTAAAAATTGATAAAAATATTGCTTGTCTTTTGCTATACAATCAGAAGGGTCTTTAATTCCCACTTCTAATCCTCTTTCAGGAAGCCATAAATTCTTTGCTTTACATGGAACAATGTTATTGATATGTAATTTGATCTTTTCAGAAGCTGTAATACCAGCCTGGTCATTATCAAACCAGACAATGATGTTTTCAAAATGATTAACCAATCTGTTTATGATAGTATCATTTGGTATCATACCTTCATTCTGAAACCATATTACATTCTTACCACTGTTCTTCAGCACTCTATAATCCTTATAAGCCTTTGTAATTATTAATTCTTTACCATACGTCAACAATGAAGTAATTCCACCTATATCATTCTTTGTACAATTAGTAAGGAATCTTTGTTTACCTGTTCTCATAGGGAAATAAAGCTTTTTTCTTGCTTCAGGAAAATCATTATAACTATATGCCAAATCATGGCAATCAGATATAATGTGACCTGCTCTTGTATTTAAAGCATAAAACTTTTTGACAGGAAAAACTTTATCTTCTATCAAATCCTTCTTCTTAATGTCATACTGCTTCCAATAATCTCTGTCAGCAATACTAAAAGGTCTACTTTCAATTAGGATTTTGACTTTGGGTTTAGCCTCTTTAACTATCCCTGTATTATTTACTATAGGTCTTGATATTTCTTTCCCTTTAATTAAAGAGTTATAGATAAATTCAAGGGTCAAATAGAAATTAGGAAGATTAAAATAAACTGTTACCATATCAAAACAATCCATATTGGAAAGCTTAATACCTTTAACAACATTAGAATTAGCAAAATCTATGAATCTAAGTTTTTCCATGTGGTATTCAAACCAACACCCTGGAGTCCTATCCTTTCTTAAAGGAGAGTGAACAAGGTCAAATTCAACAGGAATAAATCCAAAAACTAATTTGAATATCTCTTCTTGTGAAACTAATTGTAAGATGCTTTCTTTACTAATAAAACCTCTTCTATCTAAGTTATCTGTATTAAATTGATATGGGCTCATAATAGAAGAGGATTAAATTAATTTATTACCAGTTACCTGCAGCATTACCTGCTACTGATGCTACTCCCATTGGGGAAGCTGCAGCAGAAGCTTGACCTAATACTTGTTGAGTACCTTTGTTACCTGTCATGAAGTTAGCATCTCTTTCAAAAGGATGTTTCTGTCCATTAGAGTTCTCATAAGATAAAGAACCATCTTCAGCTCTTTTCTCAACCCAAACTCCAGGTTGTGCAGGAACAATGAAATAACCACCCTTCATGTTCTTAGGCAAAGTAGGATAAGTTTTATCATTCATAGTTCCATCTTGTTTCTTACCAAAATTCCATTGGTACTCTAAGAACAAGTCAAGAGGTTTGTTGTTATAACCCATAGGTAATAAAGAACAAATTCTTGTTGCATAGTCAGCAAAGCCAGTTACAGGGTTAATAAATGCAGCTTTAAGTGCTTCTTCAGTTACACCTACTGATTTTAAGTAGTGAGTTACTGTAGCATTTTGCTGATTTACTAGAGTGTTAAAACCTGCAATATACTCTGCAGAAGCTTTATCTGTAATCTCAGCATTGTTTTTATCAACAACACGATTTACAGGATTAATCCACTCTTTGTAACTTCTATCTCCTACTTTCAATTCAATTTCAATAGCCTCTCTTGGCTCTTGTCCTTCTTTAGCAACATTAGGAGAATAAGCAAATTTTGCTAATGTAGCAACACCAAAGTTACCACCAAATCTTGCTCCACTTTTGGTTTTCAATGATTCATCTGAATCTGATACAAATCCGTATCCTTGTAATTGTGACATAACTAGTCTTCTTTTATTTAATTAAACAATTTATTAACTCCAATTTTCAACTGGTTCAGGAGCATGTGCTTCTTCTTCTATAGCATCAAATAGTAAAGGTTGATTTGTAACTTCTTCTACTTGTGCTTGAGGAGCTTCAGTTTCATTCAAATCATTTACCAATTCAAAAACTGGTGCATGAAATTTTCTGATTTTAAGACCTGCAGCTTGTAAAACTTTAGTCATTTGAGACTCTTTCAAGCCATAGTGTTGAGCTAAAGCAGTTTTTTTCATACCTGCATTAACTTGTTCTGTCAATACTGACAAAGTAATTTGAATTTTTTCTTGTGACATTTTTTCTAATGTTTAATTAAATTTTAACTTTTTTTGGTCTACCTGGTTTTTTCTTAATAGGTGCATCTTTTAAAGTAAGAGTAAGAGTAGCTTCTTCTTCTTGTCTAGGAGCATCTTTTCTTAATAAAGCTAGGCTAACAATAGTAACAAGGCTTCCTATTATAACTCCTATTACAGAAGCTATAAGCAATAATCCATTATCCATAATATTCAGCGATTTTATCAGTTACATACCCTAAATCATTTGGAATGAATTGTTTATCAAACATACCAATAGGTGATTTAGCTGAAGAATATTGCTCATTCTCATTAGTTAAGAACTCTTTTACAGCTTTCTTTTCAGTAGCATCATATCTACTAATACCAATAAGAGTAACATCTACTTTACCCTCTACAGTCAAATACTCATCTACCATCTTACCTGTAGATTTATACTTCATGTAGATTCTACCATCAGGGCCTGCAACACTGTCACCATGAGCTAAGATGATTACATTTTTACCTGCAGCATCTAGTTTCTCAATAGCGTCAAATATTTTACCCATCATAAAACCAATTTGTTTAGGGGCATCCCAACCTTTTGCTAAAGCATTAGCCATATACCAATTCTGCATTACATAGTTTGAATCATCCCACACAATGTTTTTGTATGGACTGTTTACTAAGTTTAAAAAGATGGTTTCTATGTCTTTTGCGTTATCAGTGATTACTCTTCTGCCTGATTTTAAATCAGCTGCAGTAGTAATAGGATAAGCTGCTCCACTTCCTCTAAAAGGAAGAGGTTTAGAAGTAACTGAAATCAAATACGTTTCTTCTGGATTTAAACCTTTGATTCCCAATTCAGGAATCTGTCCTATACTGGTGGACTTACCAAACCCACTTGGGGCTAATACTAGCACTTTTGCCATTTTGTAATTTTAAATAGTTAAAGGTTCAAACTTCTTAACATCACCATACATGTTGACTCTAAAGTGTTGAGGACAAACACAATGCCTAGACTCAACTAAATGTATAGTTCTCATAAAAGGATATAAAAGAGATTTATCAGGTCTTCTAATTGCCTTACCAAAATGCTTAGACAAGTTAAACTTGTCATCATTTGGATTAAACATAGTGAAGATGTAATTACTATCCTCGCTAAGATTACCTGTCTCTTTGATATCATCAGATTGTGGAAACAATCTGTCATCATCAAATTGCCTTCTTCCAATGTCACTTAGTGCTCTATTAAGGTGGATAATGTGCACAAAAGTAAAATTGCAAGTGTTTCTAAACTCTACAGCATATTCTGAGAATTTATCTACAGTTTCTTTCATTTTGAAACCTCTCTCAGGAAGTAGCTTTCTTAAGTGGTCAGTAATGATAATAACATACTTAGCAGGATTATTAGGTCTATAACCAATCATTCTCTGAAAGGTTACCCCATCCTTGACAGTAGTTCTATACAGAAACTCACCATTTTCTTTAGCATACTCAATGAGATAATTTCTAACTCCAGTAGGATTGTCTTTGATTTCCAAAAACTTAATTAATCCCTTAGAAACTTTTTCTCCCTTGTCATTGTATTCTCCAAAAAGAGGGACTATCCTGTTTCTATAAACATTCTTGATTTGATCAAGCAATTCATTTGAAACTTTGATAACTTCTTTAGGATCATCAGGGTTTGTAGTATCATATTCTAACTCGCCTTTTAGGAAAGCGGAGGATAAAGATACAACATTTTTTTGCTTATAAGTCTTTCCAGTAGGTAAATTTATTTCATAAATACCATAATCTGAGTTCAGAAAATGGGCTACAAAATCAAACTCTTTACTTACTCTATCAATCTCATAAGAATTGTAGATAAACTCAACATCAATTAACTTTCTATTTAACTGTTCATACTCTAAATTAAGAGAATGTCTAGTGTCAACATCAGTTACTGTTTCAAGTCTAGTGGCTAAAACTTCCATAGAAGCTTTAATTTTGGCATTATGGTCCAATACATAGATGGCAGGTTCTATACAAAAACCTACATCTACTAAAGTTGACTTCCCTCCCTTTGGGGCAGCACCAACAGTGTAGATTCTTCCTCTTTGGATTCCATTAATTGCCTGTGAGATAGTCTTAAGGCCCTCCCCCATAGGAAGACCTTTATTACTACCTTTTTGACCTGCTTCAAATGCTGCTCTAAAATTCATTATTGCATCATTGAAGTTATGTCAGCAGTATTATTGCTAGAGGTATCAGAAATTGCTTCCTTATACTTTTCTACCCAGCCCAATAATGCTGAAGTTCTGTCTCTTCCCACTCCTTTACTAATAAAGTAATGAGAACTAATAATATACTCTGCACTAGACAAGCTTCTAAAATACATCTTTGTTGCTCCGATAACTTCCTCTTTTCTCACATCAGGATTATCAGCAAAGAATGCCTTCATTCTTGTAATACAGTCTTTATTAGACCCTTTTCTCTTTGGATTTACTCTTTTAAACTCTTCATTCCATTCCATAACCCAATCCCATTTACTTTGGTTTTCTCCTATAAATAGAGGAACATGCCAAATAACTTCTCTGTTATCATCAATACCAAGAATGTTTGTTACATTCATTCTTTGTACTAATAAAGGGGGAGTATAAGATGGTCTACAATTAAAGAAAATAGACAAAAGATAAGCAAGACCATCATCTACAGGTATTGCATATTGTGCAAGTACTGACTTAATTTGTGGATTTATTTCCATTCTTTTTCTTTTTTAAAGATTTAACAAATTCAGTAATTTCTTTTACTTCTTCTAGTTTGAAACTCTGATTAAAACTCTGTAAGACCATAACTCTATCCACAGTACACACAGCACTTGGATTGGTTATCTCTTTAACATCTTCTTTGGCTACTTGTTTAAATTTACCTAAGCCAAGATACTTGTAGATAGCTACTACACTCATTCAAATCTGCTTTTAAGGTTAGTGAATCTGATATACTCAATTTTTGATTGGTCTAGATTTTCAATAGCATTTTCAAGCCATTTTTCATCTTGTGTTCCTTCAGAAACTAAGATATAAAGATGAGCTTCATGCCCTGGTCTAAACCTAATTAACCTACCAATTCTTTGAACCAAATCTTTCTCCTTAGAATTAAGCTGACCAATAATACCTGAATCAACTCCAGGAAAGTTATGTCCTTCATTTACAGCTTTTACACAAGATAACCTGTTGATTTCTTCTGCTTTAAAAGCATCATAAGCTACATTACCTGACTTAGAATGATAAAATGTAGGACAAACTTGTTCAGCTTGTTCTATGTTACCACAAAAAATGATAGTTCTATCATCTTCAGGAATAACCTTATTTAGCAAGTATTTAATAACTGCAGTTTTAGAAGGTAACTTATAGATAAACTGCATTCTACCTAATATTGCAAATTTCATTTTGGCTTTGCCTTGAGGTGAAGAGTCTGACATACAAGATTGTATCCTCTTAGTCCAATAAGAATAAGTACTAAACTCTGTAGTCATAAAAGGATTAGTTTTGTTGCCTCCCTTAATGTTTTTTGTTACATTATCTAAAGGAATAGTAACAACAGTAATCTTATATGGAGCTACAAAACCTAATCTAACTGCTTGATCTAAAGTTAATTCATAAACAAGTTTAATACCTAACTGAATAAGTATTTCTACTTTAGTTAAGTTTTCAGGAGGAGTTGCAGTAAGTAACACAGTTCTCTTTACTTTATTGTTTAAGAAGAACTCAGAAGACAACTCTGTAATGTTATGACCTTCATCAAGAATAGCTAACTCAAAATCTTTTTCAGATATTTTAGAAGCAGAAGCATAGCACAATCTTGTAGTCTCTTCCCACAAGCTATTTGCATTCCATTTCTTAAACTCTTCTGCCCAATTTTCATCTCTAAGCTTTTCAGTGGGTACTAATAAAGCAGTATCAGAAAAGAAAGGTTCACAGTAATATTTAGCTAATTCTACTGCTACTCTTGACTTACCTGAACCTGTAGCCATAGCTACCATTCCTCCATTATTATCAATGACAGCTTGTATAGCTTCATTCTGGACCTTTTCTCTAACTTTATTTACAAATTCAGTAACAGCAAGAGGTTCAGTAATATTCTCTCTTAAAGCTTCTATTTTGTCAATATAGGTCAGAATTGATTTTGGGTTTTGGAAGAGTACCTCTAACTCTCTAAAATACTTTCTCATGCTAAATACGGTTTTTCATATCCTATACATAGGACAATTGAAGTTAATTTTTGTGTGACTCCTTTCTTTTCAAAGTCCTGTTCTAATTTTCTAAACAAACTATTAGTGTTACTTTTAAGAATAACTAAAGGAATAGCTTCCATTTCATAGCAATCTTGTAATACTTGTTCTTCTGGAGCATTATCAAATATTGCAAGAGGAGTGTGTAAGTAAAACTGAAAGATTTCTGTGTAATGTATAGGTGTTTTACTTGTTTGAGACATAATCCATCATTTCTTGAAGTTTTTTGAGAACTACAGGTAGCTCATCTTTATCTATATAGTAAGCATTTGTTGTATTTGTAAGGTCTCCTTCTGAAAAATAAATTTCAATTCCATTAAATTCTGGATTTGGTTGTATCTCTAAGATTTGATCACAATGATTGTGAATTTTAGTTGTTATCCAAGTTTTCATAATTCTTTTTCTTGCTTATAGATTTCTAATAGTTCTTTTGCCGAGTGTCTAAAATATAATTTAGCATTGTCATATCTAATCCTGTTCGCTACCCACGCTGCAAATTCAATAGCAAATTCTTCTTCTTTCTGTCCTATTTCTTTAGTTTGTTCTAATTCAGAAATATATCTTAATACACTAATAGGTACTCTTAAATAATCTTCTTCAGCATTAGTTTTGTAGTATGATAAATCTTTAACTTCTTCAAGCGTTTCTTGTTTCATCACATCTAACATAGCTAAATTATATTTTAATTGTAAAGGAATCATTTTTTCAACAAATGATTCTTGTTTAGGTTCTTCTTTTAGAATTATGCCATAAACAGTACTTCTAGATAATCTTGTAGTATATTCTGCTAACGTTATTTTCTCTTCAAACCAAGAATACTGGTAATTTTTTCTATCCCAGCCATCTGGGTCTAGTACTTTAGTATTTGGAAATTGTTTCTGCCATTCTTCAGATGTTTTAAGTTCTTCTTTCATAATAACACTGTTACTTTAATTACTGGACAACTTAGCTTGTGGTTTCCATTTTTTAATCCACAATATTGACATTTAGTAGTTTCCTTTTGTTTAGTTTTTGCCATTTTCTTATCATATTAATGACATTCTGCATAGTTTTTGCCAAAATCTATACTAATGCCTAATGGAACATTTAATTTTAAATAAAAATTAGTCTTTTGAATAGCTAAATTTAGTTTCTCTTTGACAATTTGTTCTGTACCTTTCTCTAGACTAAACCCTATCTCATCATGATATTGTAAGTTAATAACAATTCCTTGTTCTCTTACACTTCTGATGTGGGTATCAAAACAATAGACTCCTGTACCTTGATTTAGAGTACTGAATCTATCTTTTGGTTGTCTTAATGAATACCAGAATCCACTTACAGGATTATACAACCACATTTGACCTCTGACTTCTTTATAGACAGTATCATTAGTGACTTGTTTTACAGATTTATTTCTTTCCCAATAGATTTTATGTAGCAAGCTTGCTTCTTCTAAAGACATACCAGTAGTCAATGCTATCTTTGGTGGTCCTGCTCCATAAATTCCTGAGAAATTAACTACTTTGGCCTTTGTTCTAACCTTCTTGTAAGATGTACCTTGCTCTCCATGTGTGGTTTCAAAAAGTTTATGCTGTTCTACTTGTTTAGTAGTAAGCATACCTGATAGTACAGCAATGTCAAGATGTGGGTCAAACCCAGGTACTCTCATTGCTTTTACATATTCAGGATCGTAAAAATACATGTAGTGTTGCTTAGTAGTGTCTTCCAATGAACTCATATCACTACCACAAAAGAGATGGTTATCATCAGGTGCTATAATAGCTCCTCTGATTTCCTTACCATAAGGTTTATCTACACTTGGAAGGTTAGTTACAGGCTTTTTATGTTTAAATCTGAGAGTATTAGTAAAACCAGCTATCTGAGCTTGCATTTTACCTTCTGCATTAGAGCATTCTAAGAATCCTTCTAATACACCTATTCTATGCTGAAGCATAAATAGACCTTTAAGATTCTCCAATACAGGATATCTTTCAGCTAGTACCAAAATATTAGGACAAAGCTTTTTATCTTTATCTTGTATCTGAGGTATAGCTCTAATATCTCCTGCTTTATTAGGAGTATGATTAAATACAGTTGGTGTCCAACCTAGACTAAATAACCAAGCTTTAAGTTGAGAAATAGAAGATGGGTTAGGTTGTTCACTAGATTTTACAATAGTAATTTCTCCTTTAAAATCAGCTTCTAAATCATTCTCAGCAAGTAATTCTAACCAAGCTTGTCCTGCTTTAGTTAGTTCTCCTTTAACTGTGTACATTTTGCTTGGCTGTGTTTTAACAGTATACTTATTTATTCTTGGCATAGCCTGTGCGAGACTATTCTTTCTCTCTTCAACAAGGTTATTTAAAGTTGAAAGAGTTTTCTTACAATATTCTCTATCAATAGTTAGAGGATTTGCTTCTTGCTCTGCTGCACAGTCTAGTTTCCAAGTAAGATATGCCATTATTCTATGGTAATCTTTGTCTTCATATATCTCTTTAAGATAAGAGATAAAGTTTCCAAAAAGAATACTATTTATAATGACATCTGTCTTACATCTATGAATATAGTCATTAGTGCTTAGATTCTCCCAATCTTTAATGATTGGTTTAGCTACACCTATTTCATCTCCCCAAGATTCGAGACCATGCTCTTTTCTTTCAGGATACAAATACCAAGACAAAGCTAAAGTATCTATTACAGAGCCTGTATGCTTGTAACCTGTAAGCTTTTCAATAGCAGGAAAGTCATACCTTTTGATATTATGACCTACTAGCATACTTTGGTTACTTAAGAAGTTAGCCAATTCCAAAGGATTTGTAATGATAGTTTCTTCTATCATTTGGTTATCTTCATAGGTATGTGCCACAAGACAATGTAATCTAGTCAGAGATTCTAACAAACCATCTGTTTCAATATCAAATATTGTATATCTCATCTTTTCTTTTAAAGATTAACAAGGATAATAAGAATAGAATAATACAAGGTTCAAGAATTACAAATAAAATAATATTCAATTCTTCATAAGTACATCCTAATTTATTTGCATAAAACAGGATACAATCACAACACCAATTAAAGAAACCATTTGTGGTTCTTTGAGCTAACAAGTTGCTGTATAATTCTGAGGCAGTTTCAAATCTCTTCATGATAATAATTTTTAAAAATTAAACAAATTTCTTTCTTCCATTTCTTCAATGGCTTTTTCTACCATAGGTTTAACTAAGTATTTACCTAGGATTTCTCTAGCTCTATCTCTTCTTTCATCAACAGTAAGCATATACTGATTAACAAGAGCTAATTCAACTCTTTCTTGCATAACAAGTAACTTGTTTGCTGCATCCATAGCAGAGTTATCATTAACTTTCTCTTCTAATCTAAATACTACTTCAATAAATCTCTCAAACTTAACCTTTCCATTTTTGAGAAAAGATTTTATAGACCCAAAAAAGTATTTCTGAGTTTCTAAGAATTCTATTTTTTCTATGATGATTTGAAGAAGAACTATAAATTGAAGATTAGTATCATCAATTTTCTTTTTAAGGTCTTCACTCTCTGACATAATCTATTTCATTAATGAAAAGATTATTATAAGTTCTACCACCCTTTTCAGAGCCAATGAATACAAATCCAACTTGTACTTCATCTCCTTTAAGAATGCCTAATTTCTCTATTCTTGCAATAACAGAATCTCTTACTTCGAAGTAAGCTCTTTGTTCATCTTCTGTAAAAATAGTTACTAAACTTCTCTTTTTTGTAGGTTTACCTTCTACTGAAATTAATTCAGGTTTACTCATTCCTTGGAAATAACCTGTTAAATACGTGATCTTTTTTCGATTACTCATAGTTTAAACATTATATAAAATTAATAAATCACTTGCTCTTGTTACTCCTGTGTAGAATAACCTTTGTTTCTCTTCTGAATTAGAGTTGTATCTAATGTCTCTTACATTAACTACTGCAGTTTTATAGGTAGAACCTTGACTTTTATGTACAGTTAATGCATGATTATATTTGGAGTCTACAAAAGTATCTAAAAACTTATTTCTAGTTTCAAAA